AGCGGTACTCTTAACTCAACATGGTCTGGTGATGATCTAACAGTTCAAGGTGACGTCACATCTATCTCAGACATCCGCACCAAAGAAAACATTGAAACTATAAACGGCGGCGTTGATCTTGTATCGCAACTACGTGGTGTTTGGTATAATAAGATTGGTGAAGAAGAAAGAAAAGTTGGTGTAGTAGCACAAGAGGTAGAAGAAGTTCTACCAGAAGTTGTCAAGACAGACGAAGAAGGTATGAAATCGGTTGATTATGGAAAGATGGTTGGTGTATTAATAGAGGCTATTAAAGATCTGAAATCTGAAGTAGATATGTTAAAACATAAACTAGGAGAATAATATGGCCTTTAAAGCTGGAACTAGTGACCGCCCTCATTCTACGATAGACGGAATACCATATCTTTATGATTCACCAAAAGCAACATTTGCATATCCGTCATACAGGAATATTTTTAGAAAAATAGCTGTTGATGAAGATGCAGCAGACGGTTCTGATTTATTTTTAAATACTGCCTTGACCCCTTATACCGGCCAGCCACGTATGGTTTATGGTGGCGGTAAAGTATTTTTTGCATGCCCAAGACATAGCAACGCTGGGCAGGAAACAAGCGCTGGCATGTTGTTCGGACTTAACCCAGGCAGAGTTCATCAAAACAACAAAACAAGATATGGCTATTTAAATGATGTGACCCTTAAATCTAATGATAGGTTTTTTGGAGTATTTTATTATAATGGTGAAAGAGATAAAAATAATGGATGGGATGATGGAACCCCTTGGGAAAAAATAGATATATGGTCTGGGGGTGCAGGTGCCCAGGCAAACAAATCTATAGCATATACAGCAGGATGTATAATATCAGGTGCACCTGGTTATGATGACACCGGTAATAATGTTACAAACGCGGGTGGTGTTCGTGTACAAACTGACTCAGAGCAATATAGTGGTAATGGGGTAAGATATCATTTACCGTCTTTTTATGGAAATTATTATTATGGAGATGGTCCAAGTCCAGCAGGTGGTGGTGGTCAAAAGGGCGGCATGTACAATACTAATGCTTCTGGCTATCAGTATAATTATATGGGCGCTTCTGTATCAGCTGCTAGTGGAAAAATGGTTGTTGGGTTCAACCGCTCTTTGTATAAACCTAATACTGCCATAGGTGAAGATAATAAGGTTTGGTTTTATGATGATATGCAAAGTGTATATAGTCCATTTAATGGCTCAGGCAAGGTTATCAAAATGAAGGATATACCTATTGCTAAATGGTATCATGATAATGCATCAAATTATACTCAATGGGGTGAGTCTCACGATATTGGATGTGGGAGGATTGTGGTAGGAGCACCACGTGAAGACATACTTGATGGTGATGGTAATGTGGTAACAAATTACGAAAATCAAGGTGCAATTTATATATTTGACTATAGAGGTAATTTACTAAGAAGAGTTGCAAATCCAACTCCTAATACTTCTGGTGCAAAGGGCCAATTTGGCCGTAACGTGAAAATTGGTGGTGGAAGAATAGTAGCAAGCGGTTATTCACAGAGTACTCATGTATTTGATCTTGATGGTAATCATATAAAAGACATTTTAACAGAAACTTCTGGGGTATATTTGGGTGGTTATGAATCTTTTGGAGATCAAATAGATGTTGGTTTTGGTTATATTGTAATTGGTGCATACTCTGATTTTATTAACCGTGGTAAAGTTTACTTATATGATCTTGATGGGAATTATTTGGCTTCAATAACCGGTGATGCTACAAACGAACGTTTTGGTTCCGGAGTATGTTTAGGACCAGGTCAACTTTATATTGGAGGACAGGGGCCCTCTTCAGGCCGAGGGTATTGTACAGCTTATGAATTAAATTATGGCCGCGGAATCTTTACCCCATATGATGTACAGGCAATGGAAGATGGAGATAAGTAATGGCTTTTTATATAGATAACGATCCTACTAATAATAATCCACCAGCTGCCAAAAAATTAGTATTAGATGATAGGGATATTATTGTATCTAATCCCAAAGAAAATTATTCACACCTAACAACTGATTATACACAAAAAAAGATAAATGTAACAGTTGGAGGTGGTAACAACCAGCAAATGGTGGCTGGATGTGGTATTATAGTACAAAGTCAACAAAGTTGGACCTATGGCTCGCCCTTCGAAGGTATGGGCCGCGTTATTGTATATAATAAAAAGGGTGAAGAACTTTATAAAATTGATCCTGTTAATGCCACAACCCTTCCGGATGGCACAGATCCTGAGTTTGGGGGTGAAGAATTTACACCAGGTATGAGAGACGGTCTGCGTTTTGGAGAAGCCGTTGCGGTTGGTAATGGTATATTGGCAATAAGAGTTGGTGGAGCCCATGACAGTGATAATAATGGAAATTTAATAACTCTTAACTTTGCCGCTGGTGCAAATCAGGCTGCTTCAGAAAATCAGGGTCATATTGTTTTTTACAGAGCAGCCGATGGTAGATATATTGGCCACGTTGATAGACATAAAAGTATGAACGGTTTAGACAATTCACGTGAAACTGGATGGTCTAAGCAATCAAAACAATTGGCAATTACTGGGGGAACATACCCTGGATTTTCTTTATGTATATCATCAGATCATTATATGGATAGTAACTATTCAACTACCGGTACAGCTAGTTATGGTTCTAATGAAAGGCCTGGTAGAGTATATGCTCATACTAGTGGTCAATACAATTATAATTCAGGATCAATTGGATCGGCTAATAATAAATGGCAGACACATCTACCATCTGCTCTTAATCTTACTAACGCTTATGCAGATGGTCAATACCCAGTTGGATTTTTTGGTATGGTTGATTCTTTAGGAGATTCTGCTCAGTGGTATTCAAACCCACAATTTGGAGAATCTTTGGCAGCAGGATTTGGGAGGGTTGTTATAGGAGCACCCGGTGATGGAACAAATAATTTTTATTATGATGGGCATGGACCTGGTTCAGCATTTTTGTACAGTACATCTTTAAATCCTTTAAGAAAATTGGCCAACCCTGATCGCAATTTAAGTAACAATGATGGCTTTGGACATCATGTAGCCATAGGTTGTGGGCTTGTGGGTGTATTGGCTCCATGGTATAATAACAATCAAGGTGCTGCATATATTTACGGCTTAGAGGGACAATTTCAATTTAAAGTAGAGGGTATGGCTAATATGAATCCTCTAACCATGTCTATAGCAAACAATCAAATTACTATAGCAGGTTCTGGAGGATCCTTAGGAGGTCATTTGAGAATATTTGATCTTGAAGGTAATTTATTAGATTCAATTAGAGGTGGTGCCGGTTGGGGATATCTTTTCGGCAGACCAAGTGGCTGGGGCAAATATATGTCATCAGTTGATGAAACAATTGTTGTTTTGGATCATGGTGATGAAAATTGGGGTGATGACCTAATTTATCAAAACGTTGACAGTGGAGCATTCTATATATACGAAACACCAAAAAGACGCAGTAGTGTCTATGATCAAAGTATTAGAGGCGTATAATGTTTTTTTCTTCAACAAGAACAATGGGAACACATTTTAATGTTGAACATGATTCTCAACAGTCTTTATTAGCCACATATGCTGATTATGGACAGTCATGGCCACAGGACGGAACCCAAGATAATTATTCTAGTATAAGCGCCCCTCTCTGGTTACAAGATCCAGTTGATAGGACTCAGGGTGGTACATATACGGTGTTTAACTACAAGGCGCAAGAAAACCCTGATTATAATCAGTATAAGAGATCCAAGAGTATTCAAATAGGTAATGGCCTTTTAATAGCAAATTCTCCGTATACGGGTGCTGCAGGTAATATAGATGGAAGGCTTGATATTTTTGGCCTTAATGGTCAGTTTAGAAGAACACTGTTGCCATATGACGCGTCAAGTAGTTTTACCAATGCTAAGAGAGGGTCGTGGGCTATTGGGCAGGGTTTAATCGTTGGTGGTAATCAGGATGATGTGTCAGAACGAGGTCGTTGTGACCTTTATAATCTTAATGGGGAAAAACTAGGTCAGGTCCAAGTAGGATGGGAGTTCTATGATCATTTTGGATGGTCAGTTGCTATTAATGAAAATAGAATTGTAATGGGCGCACCTGGTGCTCACGATCCAAATCCATCATTTGGTGGCAAAGCTCACGGTAGAGGTTCTATAATGATCTTTGAATATGGTGGAGGTGGTAGATCTGCTAACCTTGGCAGGGCACAAGATGTATATATGTTGGCGCATATTTATAATTATGATGATGGATATACACCCACAAGTTCTACTGAAGGTTGTTATGCTATGATGGGCCACGACGTTGCAATTGGTTGTGGCCGTATTGTAGCAGGTGCACCTGGATATCGCACTGCAGCCGGCAATGGATATCAAACTGGAGCCATTTATATTTTTGATCTTAATGGGGTGAAAATTACTAAAATTATTGGTGGTACTTCAGCAAATAAAACTGAAGCACAAGCTAATGGTGGTGGTGTGGCTAATAACAATGTTTATACTACATCTCAGGTTTTTGGCAATACATTTGGAATGTGTGTAGACATTGGTCATAATATGATTGTGGTTGGTGACCCAAATGCATTCAACCAAAAAGGTGCTGTATATGTATATGATCTTAATGGCAATTATATAGGTTATAGAAAAGGGGCTGCGGCAGGAGATCATCTAGGAATGTCGGTTGCCATTGGTGATGGACGTATTGTTGCTGGAGCTCCACAAACCTTATTTCCTGACACTGTTTCTACTAATAATGGAGCTGGATATGTTGAAGTACTTAGACTTCCCACTATTTACCAAACTGACAGTGACGCCAATGGATCTCTTGTTTTAGAAACAACTCTTTATCCCTGGACATATGCACCTAATGGTGGTGGATATGGTCAATGTGTTGCTATCGGCGAAGGTAAAATAGCAGTATCAGACCCATCACGTATAAAGAATGTTCCGGGTGTATCACCATCACCGTACCATGGAGCTGTGTATTTATATGATACCTATAAAATAAATTCACACGAAAAATTTGCTTTTAATTTAGGTATGGATACAGATATGGGCAAATATAATGAAAACAGACTTGATGATTCTGCATCTTATACAAATAGATCCGGCAGTTTTACATTAAGGGGTATGCTTCCAGGTGTTAGAGCTTCAGAGCTTGTTGAACCGGGAGGTTCTATTTTTATTGATAGTAATTCATTTGTTTATTCTGATGATAGTACTCAACCGGGATTACTAATAGATACTGATAATATTACTATAACAAATGCTGGTATTATAATGGGCCGTGGTGGTAATGGAGGTTCGGAATGGTTGGGAGATTCTAATGGTAGGGATGGTAGTCCCGCGATTAAAATCCAACCGTGGGTTTCAGGCACAACTATTATCAACAGGCCCGGCGCCGTTATTGCAGGCGGTGGTGGCGGAGGTAGTGGTAAAGCTGGTGGTGGTGGTGCTGGAGGCGGCCACGGCGGTGTATATAGTATAATGATGGATGCATTGGATTCCAATGCAGATGGTGTTGTTCCTATGACCGTTTCAGGAGATAATTACACTCAAAGTATTGCGGGTGAATCACTACGAGGCATTGATACCTCAGGTGTAAGTCTAAGTGGCCTTCCATATGCGAGAGGGTTTGATGGATGGGCAGTAAAACAAGGCAACCCAACTAATCCATCTTCTCCTAGAGCTCTAGGTGGAGAAGGTGGCGGTGCAGGTGGTTATAGATATGCAAGCGGTGGTACTAGTATATTAGACGCTACTCAAAACATTTGGGGAAGTGGTGGATGGGGTGGCCGTGACGTCTCAAATATATCTAATACTACTAGTGTTTGTAATTCTGGTACTTATGGTCATGGTGGTGGTATAGGAAGTGCTACTGGTACTGGCGGAAATGGATGTGGTAGTTTAGGATACTGGAATGGCGGCGGCGGTGGATACGGACAAGCTGGCGCAGCAAGTAATAGCTGGGCTTCAGGCAGTTATACATCATCAGGCGGTGCTAGTATTGAAGGTACCTCTTTCTTAATTGACAGTGGTACTATGTATGGCGTTCACACAGACACAACAGATATATCTTATTAATTAACTCTTTAAGTTTCTTTTTCTTATAAATAAGAACAACGGAGCAGGGGCACGTGGTGTGTCCGACAAAGAAACTGGAGAGTTTTATGGCCCAATACGAAGAATTTACTATCGATAAAGGTAGCGATATCTCTATCGAACTACATCTTGAAGATGCAAATGGCAATACTAAAAACCTGGCTAATCATTCGATTACAGGTACTATGAAAAAATCATATGCAGCAACTACTTCTATTGAATTTACTACAATAGTTGCATCACCATCTACTGACGGAATTGCTACTCTCTCCCTTACAAATGCTCAGACCGCCCTGTTGGATACAGGCAGATATGTTTATGACATTAACATATCTTTTTATGACAGTGATAACAACGAGATTATTGAACGCGTTATGGAGGGAAGAATTCAGGTTACACCCAATGTTACAGAACCACGATCTGAATAAAGCAATTTCGGAGACTTAAATGCCAATTCAAACATCTCAGCCTAAAAGTACTTATGTAAGAAAAGTAATAGTAGGTACACCTATACGTAGGGTAACGTCTGGTGCATTTTCCATATTTAATATTACAGGTGTTAATCTTACTAATTTATCAGATAATGATCTTTTACAATTTGATTCTGATACACAGACTTTTATTAATAGACAAGAGTTAAACGTATTAAAAATTGATGAGATTACTATTGATAGTGATACTATATCTCTTGCTAATGATCATCTTAATATTGAAGGTAATGTTGATGTTACTGGCAATATTACTCTTACTGGTATAGGCAATGCTAATATTTTCAGACAAGACATTCTTGGCGCATTTAATGATTCAGACCTTACCACAAAACACTATGTAGATGGTGAAGTTGATAAAGTTAAACATGCTATCTTTGTAACTGATGATAATTTTACTGATTCTATTTCTCTTTATGATGCAGAGACATTTAGAATTATTGGTGGTAATTCTATTAGTACCTCTGCCACTAAAATTGGATCAGAATACAGACTTGTATTAGACGTTGATTCAACTGGTGTAACTCCTGGAGAATATGGTTCAGGAGCGCAAGTTCCAGTTTTAACCGTAAATGATCAAGGGCAAGTGACCGCCATCAATACAGTTGCTGTTGCTGGTGTTACAAATCTAGAATATGATTCTTCTGACAATAGTGGTGAAATTACCATATCAACGGCTGACGGTCAAACATTTACTACAGCCGTAACACTTAGTCCGTTCTCTACAAGTGATTTAAAAGAAAGTGATAACCTTTATTATACAAGAGCAAGATTTGATTCTGCATTAGGAGACGCAACCTCTACATCTACAATTAGAGGTATGATTAGTACTTCGGGTGACCTACAATATGATGCTAATACTGGAGTCATTTCAGTTGACATCCAACAGGTTTACACTAGTGAAGACTTTGACTCAGATCTAGATCAAGCAATTGAAAATAGTGTAAACATACATTGGTATCCTGATTCTAACTATTTTGATTTAAACGTTACAGGTGTTGATTCTGGTACATTTGGTTCAGCAACCGAGATTCCAACATTTACTGTTGATAGATATGGTCGTCTATATGACATTACGACTACAACTGTTGCTGGTGTTGACTCAACTAGCTGGTTATCAAATTTAAATACATTTAGAATTAATACTGCAGATGGTGGAACTTATGATCAGGTAATTGATTCATTCGGCCAAGACATTAGATTTCAAAATGATGTAAAGATTACTTTAGGATCAACAGATGGTATAGACGTTGATCTTTATCATGATGGCAGTAATTTCTTTGTAAAAAATAATGCATCGGGCAAAGTGGAAGTATGGTCTGATCAACAATACTTTAAGACCGGTGATGGTAATACTTTATTTGATGCCGAACGTCTTGGTGAAGGCGTAAGACTATTCTATGACAATTTGGTTAAATTCCAAACTACCGATAGTGGTGTAAATGTATTAGGCAATATATTACCAGACCTTGATTCAACTTATGATCTTGGTTCACTTAATCGTAGATGGAAAGATCTATATCTTTCTGGTCAGTCAATATATCTCGGCTCACTTGTATTATCAGATAGTGATGGTGCCCTTGCTGTTAAAAATGCCAATGGTCAAACAGTAGATCTTGTAGCCAAGCATGCTAGATTTGATTCAGCCTATATTTCACAATTGACGGTAGATAGTCTAAATGTTTCTCAATTACATATTGACTCTTCATTTATCAATAACTTCAACATTGTTAATATGGAAGCCAATACTGCCGAGATACAACAATTAGCAGTAGATTCAATTTCAGCTCAAACACTAAATGTTGTAACTGGTGATATTGATCAGTTTACTACAGACTCGGCTTATGCAATTCAACTTAACGTTGTAACTGGTGATATTGATACTCTTACATCTGCCAATGCAATTCTTGATTCAGTATATGCGGGACAACTTAATGTAGCAACTGGTGATATAGATGCATTAACATCTGCTAATGCTACAATTGATTCAGGTACTATTACTAATCTTAATGCAGTAGATGCTTTAATTGATTCAGCACGTATAACAAATTTAAATGTTATTACCGGTGATATTGATACGGCCACATTTGGTCAAGTATCAATTGATTCCGCATATATTTCTCAATTTAATGCTGATAGTGGTGTAATTACTAATCTTAAATCTACTTCAGCAATTGTTAATGATAATCTCTTAATTAAAGAAAATGGTTTTATTGAATTTGAACCCACTGATTACCTATCAGCACCATCATATCAAGAAGGTAGATTGTGGTATAATCAAGATGCTAAGACTCTTTACCTACAAGGTGCAAGCGACAGCCTAGATATCCTTTTAGGTGAAAGAGAATGGATTAGAGCCAGAAACAATTCTGGTACAACAATTGAAAAAGGTAAGCCTGTTTATATTACCGGAGTTCATATTCCGGGGCATCCAATACATGGACGTCATCCTCACATAGCATTAGCAGATGCTTCTGATGTAAATAAAAAAGATGTTATAGGTCTTGCCGGTGAGACTATTGCTGATGGCTCACATGGGTATGTGGTTGTTCGTGGTGTGCTTAATGGAATAGACACATCTAATCTTACAGAAGGTGAAAGAGTACATTTAGGATTTAATACACCAGGTGCTCTTACTTCAACTGCTCCTGAATATCCAAATTATCCTATGGATGTTGGTACTTGTCTAACTGCAGATTCTGCTGGTGCTGGTGGTTCTTTATATGTTACATTGTATGATCATACCTTTGAAAGGTTCCGTGTAACTGGTGCTACCCGTATTGATGGTAATGTTACTATTGCGGGTAACCTACAGGTTCTTGGTACACAAACCACTTCATCTTCAGCAGCACTAAATGTTTCTGACACATTCATTTATCTTGGGGGTGGTGATACTATTGGCGAAGCTGGTACTAACTTCCAGGGTTTAGGCTCAGGTGGTACGGGTCTTGATGATGCGACAATATCGGGACACTTTACCGGTGAAGCAACTACTACTTATTGGGTTAGAATTAAAACTGCAGGTGCTCAAGATGTAATTGAGTGGGCCAAAGATTCAGACTTTAGTTCTATAGAATATTTTGATTCAGCTGGCACTGGATTGACTGAATGGAATTTGTCTACCGATGGTTTAGCTGCTATGCTGGCTGGACAAGACAATCAGGTAATTACATTTGGTGCGTCTACAGGTCACACCCAAGGTGATAGATGGAAAGGTACAGCTTCTCCAATTAACGTACAAATTGGTATTGCTGGTAACTATAATAACCCAGCTGATTCATATGCACATTCTGGTTTGTTTAGAGATGTATCTGATCAACGTTGGAAATTCTTTACGGGGTATCAACCGGAACCTGAAGGCAATATTAACACAAGCGATCCAACATTTGCACTAGCTCCTGTTCAATTTAGTATGGGTTATGGTAATCTAACCGGTAATGTTACGGGTCAGGTATCCACTCTCCAAAACCATACTACTGATGCTCTTAATGAAGGTTCAACAAATCTTTATTATACTGATACAAGAGCAGACAGTGACGCTAAACATGCTATTTCTGTTACGGATACTGGAGGAGATGGATCTTTAAGTTATGCTCCTACAACTGGTATTATTACATATACAGGCCCTTCCGCGGCTGAGACACAAGCTCATTTTACAGGCGGGACTGGTATTAATTATAATGCAGGTGAAATAAAAATTGACTCTGCAGAACTAGAAAGTTACTATAAACAAGACATAAGAGGTTACTTTACTGCCAGTGGAGATCTAACATATAATAATCAAACCGGTGAATTTAGTTTTGACGTAGAACAAGTTTACACAGCAGATAATTTTGATTCGGATTTTGGAATAGCCATTCAAACAATTGATGGTCATTTAGTTCCTGCAATCAATGAGACATACGATCTAGGGGATTCAAACTACCGTTGGAAAGATTTATATCTATCTGGAAACACAATTAATCTTGGTGGCACTCTTATATCTGTTGACTCAAATGATGGCGGAGTAAGATTCCATAATCCTGCATTCGACAGAGTGCCTATGAGAGGTCTAGAAATTGATCTAGGTGGTACTGGCCCAAAAATTACTCTTAAGAAACACAGTACGAATGGTTTACTACAAGTAGTTGATTCTGATAATACTCAACTGAAATACGACCTATCACAACAAACTACAGATAGTTTAGGTGAAGGTTCCTTAAATCTTTATTATACAGCAACTAGGGTTGATAGTGATATTGACGCAAGATTGGTTGGTGGTACTGGAATTACGGTAGCATCAGGTGATATTTCTATTACCAATACCACAGTCACTGCAGGTACATATGGTTCTGCATCTCAAGTGCCAGTCTTTACGGTTAATGCCCAGGGTCAATTAGATTCTGCGGGATCAGTTAGTGTTGCAGGAGTATCATCCACATCATTCGATTCTGCTACAGGTGAATTTATTATTAATACAGCCGATGGTGGCAGTTTTGCAACACTCATACTTGATTCTGACTTTACATCACAACGTGCAAGAGATGTAATGGTAGCAGGATCTAACATTGTATATGATTCTGCATCAGGTCTAATATCACTTAATACAAATCCATCAGTTGCGGATATTACTGCTTCAGGTAGAGTTACAATAAATGATGATAGTAATGGTTCATTTATAGTTGATAACAACACCATTCTAAGAACCTATGGTGGCAGAGATTCTGATAATGCTAATACAAACATTCCAGCATTAGTAGGCCTAGTTGATAGCTATGGTGATGATATTATTAACATTTATGTAAGATCTGGCTTTAAGACATCAGCACATCGTTATTATGGTTCAGGCTCTGCGAAAGGTTATTACATTGCCTTTGATTCAGATGATTTATATACAGCAAGAGAAATTCAAGCTCCTCATTTAGATCTTCAACCTGGTACTACATATAGATTCCATCAAAACGATTCTTCAATGTCTACACATGACATAAGATTCTATTTTGATAATGAAAGAAATGGTTCTATTACCGACTCTGCAGCAAAAGTAATCTATAGTGGAACAGCCGGGGATATTAATGTTGGCAATACTTGGTCTCAAATCAGAGTTCATGATTATGGACCTAGAACAATTGCATATCAATGTTTAAACCATCCCTATATGGGCAATGCAGCTAATACAAATACAACCGGTGGAGGTAGAATTTGGTCTACGGCAGATGGTGTAAAAATAGAGGGACTTATTTACGGTACCCTTGATGGTGGTACATATTAACTATATAAATAATGACAAGTGGGATTTTTATCCAATTAACTTACCTTTTTAGGAATTAGATATGGCAGCAAATATTAAGCTAAAGAGATCGGCTGTTGTAGGCAAGCAGCCTCAAGCAGGAGACCTAGACTATGGTGAGCTAGCTCTTAACTATAGTGATGGTATTCTCTATTATAAAAATTCAGCAAATGTAATTAATAGTATTTCTGGTGGTGGTGCTATTACTGATAGTGATGCGCCGACTCAGTCTTTACAAGATGGATCACTTTGGTGGGATGCCACAAATGGTAAATTAAAAATTTATTATATTGATGAAGATGCTCAAACAACACCACAAACAATATCTCTTACTTCTACAGCTTCTACTAACCATGACTATGAAATATCAGGTTCCGATAGAATCACAACACATAGTAGTGCTTTAGATCCCAACATATATCTTATTCAGGGTGACACATTACAAATCACCCAGAACTCAGGTGCCACGCATCCCATGTATTGGGTTACACAACTTAGTATTACAGACTCTTATGATGCCCAGTATAATATATCAGGTGTAACAAACCAAGGTGCTTATGGCGGAGTCGTAATTTCACATCAATTTAATACAGTTGGTACTTTTTATTACATTTGTTCATCACACCCTATGATGGTCGGCACTATTACTGTCGTGGCAGCAGAAGCTGCAGGAGCACAATGGGTTGATGCAGCGCCTGGTTCCATTGGTTATACAGGTTCTGCCGGTGCAATTTTTCAAGGGGAAACAGCTCCTGCTAATCCAACAGACGGTCAGATCTGGTACAATTCACAGACAGGTAAATCATACATTTATTACACAAATCCTGCCACTTCTCAATCTCAATGGGTATTACAAGCAGATCCTACTGTAACCGATGGCGATACTGGATATTCTGGATCAAGAGGTTATACAGGATCACAGGGTGCTTTAGCACCAAGATTTATCTCTATTTCTTCACCCACCGCAAATAATAATAGAACTCTTATGTATGTTCATACAGCGATTACAGTAACAGCCGCACGAGCCGCTATTGTGAATGGTACAAACGTGACTTATAATCTTTATTTTAACAGTAGTCGCAGTGGCACTGGCACACAAATCTGTGGAGAAACTACAACAAGCACTACCACAGGATCAACACCAACAATTGCAAATGCATCAGTACCTGCAGGTAGCTGGATCTGGGTTGAGATAACTGGTGTAACTGGATCGGTAGATGAATTTAATTTAAGTATAGACTTTACAGGGTAATTGATATGGCAGCTTTAACATTTCCATCTAATCCAACTCACTTAGACCTCTATACTGATCCTAACCAAGCCAAATGGCAGTGGGATAGTGATAATACTGTTTGGAATGTAATAACATCAACAACCAGAAAAAACTTTAGTGGAGTAAAAAGAAATATTATTAATACTGATTTTTCTGTTACTAACTCCTATCTTCCAATAGAATTTGAAGTTTCCCAATATGAGGTTGATAATTATTTTATAAACAGTGATACTACCGCAACAGCACCATCAACCGGATATTATAGAATTATATCAAATATATTTGCAGGTACAGAAGGTTCTGGTGCATCCTATACGGTAGAACTAAGAAAAAACAATGTTGAATTGTATATGATTCAGTTTGGTCCTAATCAATCTGTAACAATTGATGAAACACTTAGTCTGGTTGCCGGTGATTATATTAATCTTTATGTAAAAGAAAATGTTGGCGTAGGTACATTGCTTGCTGCAAGTACATTTACTATGTATAGATTGGGTTATTCTCCGGGCACTGGTATAAGTAATCACAATGCGTTTAGTGGTGTTAAAACTATAATTACTCAACCGTTTAATACAACCTCGACATTAACTCCAATATCTTGGGGTACGACTGATTTTAATGCCAATGCTAACGTTCTTGGTGACCTTTATTGGTATTCGGCGGTGCAAGAAAGAATTACGGCAAGAACAACAGGATATTATAGTTGTAAGGTTTTTGCACAATCTGGAACAGCAGGTTCTGGAAACTCTTATACAGTTACCTTAAAGAAAAATAGAAATCTCCCCAGTGAAACTGATTTATTTACAATATCTATTAGTCCAAATGATTTTGTACAATTGGATGAAACTCTTTATTTGCTTGAGGATGATTTTTTAGAATTAATGGTATCTAATAGTGATAACACAGGTAGTTTTACTACCGATACATATTTAGAAATCGTCAGAGAAGGAGTATAGTAAATGGCGTTTGTTAAATCAACTAGTACACTATCTGCTGATGCCGTTACAGTACCAAACCTATCAGGCGGTGATAATGGTAAGATAGTAAGAATGACCGGATCTAACACAACAGTTAATGCATTAAATACAGATACTGTAACACAACTTATGGCCGTATTGTGTAAAATGGGTGATGAATATTATGCAGCAGGTGTTGTTTCTGGATTTACAGGACTCACACCCGGCGCGCCATACTTTTTGGATGCAACTGGTGGTATTATATCATCACCGCCCACACCAAGTGCAAGTACAAGAGCCTTGTATATTGGTTTTGCTACTAACTCAACAGATATCGTCTTTAGACCAGGAATTCCAGTTTCAGGAACTTAATATATGACTATTGCCAATCTAACACAGCATTATACTTTAGTAGACTCAGATTTTTTGGGTTTACCAGTTATGCATCATATATCTAATGATGGATATTGGTATACCTATCATCCATCTGATCTTACTAATAATGCTACACTTACAGGTAATGCTATATCACCCTACCAATGGGATTCTGCACTAGATATTGCAACAGCTTCTGCACTATCAGGTGAACCTGAAAAAATGGCATTAGATGGTACCATTGCATTTATTGATGAAACACATAATGGATCATCATTAAGATATCATGGAGGCTGTATTCAAAATATCGGAACAGGCGTTAATGATATTACCAATATTAATGAACAAGACGCGTTTTTCTTTGGACATATTGGTACATGGGGTGATGATGGTACCCAAAATGGTGGTTTGTTAGAAGATGATGCTTTTTATTGGGATAGGGCTTATCATACATCTGCAGGAGCAGATTGGGAATTTTATCAATACCACAAACACCTTCCTTCCAACTACGCTCAGTTTGATGACGGCAGATTAGTTTGGGATGCTGATGGATATATTAGACCTGCTGATAAACAGTATGGTTATCTAATTACTATCCGAGCTACATCAGGCGGTTCTTCTTATAATGTTCCACTTGCACGTATCCACACGCCATCAGTAGGTGGTGCACATAACTCACACAATGATGTTACTTTGCCATCAACCGCTGGTATTAACTATCTTGCCGGTGGTATTTTAAAAGGATCATCAAATAGATTCCATGCTTTTTATATGGATTCCTCATCAACAGATGGTGAATGGAATGTGTATTCAAGAACCTATACATCATCTTCAGGTTCGTTTACTCCTCAGGTTAATTATGGATCATTTGATCTAGCAACTCCTACATTTGTGCCATATCCTGGTGGTAATGCTCAAGCTGAAGGTATTATGAGTCAATATCCAATGAGGGTATCAGCAGGTCATACATTTGGTTCTTATGTATACTGGCCGACAATTATGAAGGCAGAAGTTATTGACTTTGGCGATCTAGTTGTTACTGCAAATGGTGGTAACCTTTATCAATTAAATGGTACGGACAGACAAGCCCCAGGTACACTTGATGGTGTGGCTAACCATCCGACTGTAAGATTAAAAGTTGGAGATACCGCAAGATGGGCATTTGCAAATTCTGGTGATGCATCTACACATCCACTTTATATTAAGACAAACAATCAAACGAACACGACTGGTCAGGCTGCGGGTGCTTCAGGGCATGGTACACAGTATATTACCTTTACACCACAAACAGCAGGTACATATTATTATGTCTGTGTTGTACATAGTGGTATGTATGGTACTATTATTGTTGAAGATATAGATGATACTTATGATACTCAGATTTGGCGCGTAACGGATGCTAATACTATTTCACCTGGTACTTTAACACGTATCAATATGCCATGGAATTTTAGAAGTACACCGGAACGTCCAGATGTCTTAATAACAAGTGTTGGTACAAAGTTATATGTAGCTGGTACTGGATCTTTAAGAGGTGGTGCCGATCTCTACAGCGCCGAAACTTTGATTGATTCTACTGGATCACTATATGATGAAGGACAAATTGTCACTAATACTGTTGCTAATGATTTAAGAATTCATGGCTTTAAATACAATGCTACCAACACTAAGTTCTACACACTATTAAGTGGTACTCAAGGTACTGGTACATATTCTGGAAAGGGTCTTTATAGTTTTGATCTTGCTGGTGGGTCGTTTGCAGGTTATGATCATTTAGATTATGATGTAGCTACAGGAAGTTTTATTACTAAAGGGCCTAATACATCTGGGCATATTCAATATACTCACTCAAATGCAGAATTTGTAAAAAAGACAACTTCCGAACCTGAGGGTATTACACAAGGCACTTCTATTCTACAATACGATGTTGCTTCCCCGATATTCTTTAATAAAAAAGAAATTAATACAGGCGCAGAGGAATATTATTATCAAGGTATCTATCTTTCTGATGGTCGCAAATGTCTAGTGGGGCGTGTTGAAGATAATGTGCAAAATACTGGCCTTGGCGGTGATCTATTATTAACTATTATTGATAACGAAAACAACTCAATTAGCTATACATACACAGCTGAAGGTGATGATTATATTACAGGTGTTATCGAAGATGTGGAAAATAACTCCTTAATATTATCTGGATACGCAAAGGGCGAATTGACTAGTAAAGGTTCACAATTGGTTCATGGATGGGGCAGAAACCTTAAAGAAACCGCTGATTCGGCTGATATGTCATTTACAAGTTTGTTTAAAACTAATGATAATGGATTTAAACTTGTAGGCAATGATGTAAGAATTAAATCACCGTTTTTGGCTACTTATGATGAGAATTATAACTATACTGGTGCAAAATATTTTTCATTGGGGTTTGACTCTGATGAAATACATACTGTAACCCCACTCGCAAATCATAAAGATTATATTGTATCAGGATGGACAAAGAATGGCACGTTGTATAAAAATGGTTATCTTGCAAGACTTGATTCAGCAGATAATGTAATCTGGTCAAAGCGGTTTGGAGTAAGCAATAACTACAGTGAAATTACAAGCCATGCAGTAATAAATAATAATGGAATTGATAACATTGTAACATTTTTAACAAATGAAACTAATGATGACTCCTCTAGGGGAGCTGGTATTTTATCAGTTATTAATGCTGCTAATGGCGATATTGCGACTTCTAAACTTATGCAGTTTTCAAACGCCGATTTTCATATTAATAGAATAAGACCAGGTAGACCAAATACAGGTGAGTTTTTATTTGCAGGATCTGATAAAACTGGTAATTATAGAGCACCTAGTTGGGGTATTGGTAATGTTAATTCTAGTACTTTAGTTGATTATGTAAGACATCATTCTTGGGCAAGTACATCTGTTGCAGATGCTCAGATCCGTTCAATTGAAGCTGGTTATAATGATATCAGATTAACCAGATATGATTCTGATAATGCTCAATGGCGGATTGTTGTTGCTGGTAAAAGAGAAGATATATCATTAGCAGACTCAGCACAAACTCCTGTAAACTATACTTCATATGGCCACAGATCTTTTGCGATTGCTGGTAGATATGATTTAAGAGATTCTGCAAATGGATGGGTGTCGGATATTGTATGGGAAAAACAATATCAAAGTTTAAGAAATGAAGCTTATGTTGAAGAAATTAATACTCTTCTATCAGAAGATTCCAATCAAAGAGAATGGTACTTAAATGAGCCTGATCATAATAACAATATGGGCAACAACCGTGTTATTATGTTAGCCACTGGTCTTAATCTTGATAGTGACGCATCTAATAGTTTTGGTATGCTTTGGAGAAATGATACACTTGTTGCGGGTATAAATGATTCAGATGGCTCATTGTATTTTGCAAATACTCTTGGGCATATGGGCGAGGACTTTATTAATAAAGATATGGTTTGGGATCGTCTCGGTAAAAACTTTGTATTTGGTGGAAGTTCAACTTCGCACTCCTATGGCAGAGATGCTGTAATGTTTAGACAATGGAAAACTGGATTTGGAACAGGTGTATATCATACATCATATTCAACTTCAAATGCTTATTATTATGATTCTAATCCCATTACTGCAATAAATGATACAGTTTTACAAAACAATACCACTGAAATATTGGACCCAACAATGTTTACTGTAAACATTGATACAAACAATATTTCAACAAGTGTATTGGATAAAACTTATTATAGCACGGAATATAATGGTTCATATGGTGCAAATGGTTTGTTTACTGGATTTCTTGGCATTGTAGAGTTGTCTGGTTTACAAGAATTTTTAAACACACCAAGATATCAAGAAGAAAGAAATAAAGGATATAATATCCACGCTGCAAATGAACTCTTTGAAATATACCAGATGTCGACGGTTGGAGATGCGACCGCGGACGATGGTAATATATTTGCTTACGATGTTATTAAATCTTCTGATAATGAATATTATTATACAGGCGGCCAAATATCTGGTAATATGGCAAAGACTAATACTGGTCTTTCCGGTGTTTATGATTATTGGTTAGGTCAATTTAATATCGCAACAAAGGAATTTCGATTCTGGCAGAACGGATCTGCGGACGATGAAGAAATATATGCAATTACAGAATTAAGGGGTTCTACTCCTTCAAACTTAGTTGAAGATCCACCTGTTACAAATAATGGGTCTGTAAACGGTGTTGTTAGCTGGACTCCCGATACTGCGGGAACATATTACTATCAATGTGGCAATCATGCTAATATGAATGGTATTATCACTGTTACTGATCAATCAAGTGGCACAGGAACCTATAACCTTAATGTTACATCAACATTTACCGGAGGAGCGTTGTATTGGGCAATTTCTGGAACTGATAGAGCTACTACTCATAGCAGTGCTCTTAATCCAACCATTACAATGGATACCGGTGATACAGTTAATTTTAGTGTAAGTACAACTAGCAATAATCACCCATTCTATATTCAGGTGTCACCCGGTATTTCACCAAAGGCAGGAAATATTGCAGTTGTAGGTAGATCAACTGGTGATCTCGCGGGGCCAGGCACAACTATTGGTGGATATGATATTTTCTTAGGTATATTCAATCCTACTACATGGAGCGGAGAATATTATGTAAACGGTTCAGGGTTTAATGATAAAGCAATGAACGTACATGATATTGACGACACCATAGAGAATACACTAGCTATTGTATATACAACTTTTGGTAGTGTAAATGGTTCAGCAACATTTGGTTCTGAAGATATTGGGGTTATTACGTTTAACTATGCAACTGATACTTGGAGTCAAGGATATAATACTGGATCAGAAACCTCAGAAGAAATTGAACAAAATGGTAAGCCAAGTTCAAGATTACCAGACGGAAGAATCGGAGTTGTCTGCAATAGCGCCGGAGCCTTTGCTGATGATGCCAACACCTTTGGTCTAAAGGATATCGGATTAGGTATCTTTGATTTTGATAGTGACGGTTCTGGCAACTTTAATGGTTGGTCTAAATATCAAGTAGGATCCGGATCTTCTGATTTCTCATATAGCATAGATAACAATGGATCTACATTCTTAGTAACAGGATATTCGGAAGCAACATGGGATAAAGAAGTACATGGTGTGTTTGTTGAATTCGACCCCGAAAGAGGGTTCTTAGCGAAGTCCGCAGGGAGTTAATAAATGGCAGCGTTAAATTTTCCAATCAACCCATCACATGGTGATACATATAGTACTAATAGCATATCATATTTTTATGATAGTGATACTACATCTTGGGTTGCATCTACATTTATTGGCTATACTGGATCTCAAGGTTTTACGGGATCTAAGGGGTCGGGTTATACTGGATCTCAAGGTAACCTAGGATTTGTTGGATCTGTAGGTTTTACAGGATCTATTGGTTTTACAGGTTCTAGAGGTTATGGTGGATCTGCAGCTGCTCAGGGCTTAAAATACGAAGCCGATCCAAGTTCAACAACTGTTAACCAAGCCGCTAGTGGTTCTATTCGTTGGAACAATGCTACACTTACATCTGCCTCTCAGATTGGTATTCACAGAACAAGTTCAGATGGTCATGATAATATTAACTATTTAAATACCTTTGACGATTATGGGGGTACTACTGATCGTGGTTATCTAATGATAAGATCTGCAGATGCTAACTCATCTGACTTTTTACTTTATAGAGTTACTGGAAATAGTACTTTCTCTAATAGTGTAATGTTGTTTGATGTTACATACCTTGGAGGTACAGCTGTATTCTCAGCAAATGAAGACACTATTTTATCTTATACCCATAGAGGTAATTCAGGCTTTGTGGGCTCACAAGGTGATCAAGGGTTTACAGGTTCACAAGGTCTCAGAGGATATTCTGGATCGTTAGGTTATTCTGGATCAGTTGGTGATAAAGGAGATATTGGATATACTGGATCACAAGGTAACCAAGGTGTGCCAGGTATTAGTGGTTCTGGAGGAGGTATATTCGGGCTTGTCGGTGAAAAGTCAGCAACTCCTGCTTCTGGAGATCAATTCTCATTTGGTAACGGTGCTACTGGTAATATCTATGGTGTAAAAATACCAGAAGATATGGTTCTTGAAGCTATCACAGTTACAACCCAAAATGCTGTAACAACTCCTATGAACATTTCTGTAAGAAGAGGTGGTGCTGCTATTGCACAGGCCCAAGTTGGCTTTGGTAATAATGATGTAAGAATATCAAATTTAAACGTATCAATAAACGCAGATGATGAAATTTCTATACGATGCGAAACATCTTCTACTGGTTCGGGTGCAGTAATTGCAACTGCTTGGTTTACCACAAATGGAGCTAAAGGTTATACAGGATCTCAGGGTATTCAGGGTCCTCAGGGTCCTTTAGGTGATACAGGTTATACTGGATCTCAGGGTGTTATTGGTTATACTGGATCTCAGGGAGATATTGGTTATACAGGATCTAAGGGCGATCAAGGTATTCAGGGACCTATCGGCTATACTGGTTCTCAAGGTATACAAGGTCTTCGGGGATATACAGGATCTCAAGGTATACAAGGTGTAAGAGGCTACACAGGTTCTCAAGGTGTTATTGGTTATACAGGATCAAGAGGCTCAGACGGTACATCGATTGCAATTCAAGGGTCTGTTGCTACAACAGGTAATCTACCAAGTTCTGGCAACACAGCAGGTGATGCTTACATTGTTACAGCTAATGGTAATCTATATGTTTGGGATGGTTCTGCATGGATCGACGCAGGGCAATTTGCTGGCTATACTGGATCTCAAGGGGTAAGAGGTTATACTGGTTCTAAAGGTGATACGGGAGCTGGAGGCCCAGGAGGTGCACAAGGTCCTAGAGGATATACAGGTTCTCAAGGTATTCAAGGTCCTGGTGGTCCTGGAGGTCCTCAAGGCCCTAGAGGTTATACAGGATCTAGAGGTGCAACAGGACCAGGTGGCGGTACTGGTCCTCAAGGCCCTAGAGGTTATACGGGCTCTAAAGGTAATACGGGTCCTGGAGGTCCTAGAGGATATACAGGTTCTCAGGGTAATACGGGTCCTGGAGGCCCAGCGGGTCCTGGAGGTCCAGCGGGTCCTAGAGGTTATACGGGCTCTAAAGGTGATACAGGTCCTGGAGGTCCAGCTGGACCAGGTGGCGGTACTGGTCCTAGAGGTTATACGGGCTCTAAAGGTAATACGGGTCCTGGAGGCCCAGCGGGTCCTGGTGGTCCTCAAGGCCCTAGAGGTTATACAGGATCTAAAGGTTCAAACGGAACCAACGGCAGTGCTGGGCCTACAGGCCCTAGAGGATATACAGGTTCTAAAGGTGCCACAGGGCCGGCAGGTACTACATCAGCAGCTAAAGCTATTGCTATGGCAATTGTATTTGGGTAAATAATATGGACTTCGGACAAAATACATATGCCGAAATGGAAAGTAGGGTATCGCTAAAGAACTTTACGGCAACAGATTGGATACTTGATACTGCATATGGTTCCCCTGGGAAATTAGTTCACCTTACTATAGCCAATGTTGATACCAATCAATTGGACCGGCAGATAAGTATTGTTGCTTCACAAACTAGAGGTGGAGTTTCTTCTGGTAATGTATACTTATGCCATGATTTTTGGATACCATGGGGATCCGCATTGGTTCTTGGTGGGAGGTCGGCTCCGTTGTATTTAGATCCAGGCACACAAAGTAATGACAGCACCGCGTTGAAATGGGTGACTTCAGAACCTAATAATTGTTTTCAATTTGCTATTGAATGGTGGGAGGCAGATTCTTAATGCCAATAAATGTATGGTCAGATAATACTGTAACAAAAATTAGATACAATTTTACCAACATGCCATCAGCAGAGGCACAAATTTTTAATTGGAGTGGGTCTAATTTTACAAGTGTACGAATATTTAATATGAGAGCCTACATGCTTGATGGTACAAATGGTTCGGGTCAAGACGCTTTTAATAGAATATATCTAGGTGTATATGGAGATGCAAGTAATCCGTATGCGAAGTTTTGGAGGTTTAATGGTCTTAAGATTTGGAGAGGACAAGTACATCAACTAGTAAATAAAAACAATCCTATTCATATTACTACAGCAAGTGACTATGCTAACACTGGTCTAAATAATAACTGGAGAATGATGGGATATAAAGTTGGTAATGAAAACATTCAACTAGAATGGACGGAGGAATGGTATGGTTGATAGTTGGTTTGATAGAGGTGGTGCAACTTCTCCAGAAGGAAATGTACAACTTCGTACGTATAGTGTTGGAATACCTATTCAGTCTGCTGGAAGTCCAACAAACCCAAGTAGGGTTATATATCCGGCCAGCCAAGTTTATAGAATTATAGGTATGTACATATGCAATAGAACAACTACAGAAGCTCCTACAATTGGAATGTGTTTGTATGGGCACACCACTAGTTATTCTAATTATGTAATTGTATTTAATGGTTTACAAATAGCAAGGGGCAATACATACAACCTTGCTACTAAGGATGCACCTATAATGATAGTTAATCCACAGGCAAGGGAAAGCATTGCACCAATGCACCCTCTTTCCCGAAATAGCAGTGGATCAGGTTATGCTCCAAATAACATTAATTATGGTGATTCGTGGATGACCAGAAGGATAGGGTTCTGGTCAAATAATAGTACCTATAGTACAAACCTTGATCTTAATATTACATATGAAGGGTGGAGTTTTCCGTCATGAGTTTTCCTGGGGAACCTATGTTTGCCGATTTAACAGAATACACCGGCGCGAGAATGATAAGTGGTATTAGTAGAACTAATAACCTAACAACTGGTTTAAGTACAGACGCTTATACCTCTTTATTTACATTAACCGATATGCAGACATCTCCATATTGGCCTGATGACTACCATAACAAGACAGGGGCTACATTTGATATCAGAGAATCGGCAGTTTGTATAACAACCGCGTCCGCGTGGATAGAAATTCCATCTTCCAGTACTACCATGGTATCGACGCCGTCCTTATATACATATCCCCCATGGGTGAAGATTGATATAGAATGGGGTATTTCTTCATCATCAATTTATCAAATTTCCGAACCACGATTTGCACTTCAATGGCCAACAAGTTATGATAAGCAAAGCCCAACTCAACTTTGGACTAATGAAGCGCCTGTTTGGGTTTTACCATCACGACACTCCATGAGTGCGACTGATCCGAATGCAGGTTCTTTGGCATCTGTAAACACGAGAGTTATAGCAAAGTTTTATACACCAACTGGCAGTTGGAGTAGTCGTATATCTGGTACGGCTTATGGGGTTGTAATGTGGAACGGTATAGTATTTCATAAATATACATAAGGATATTTTTATGACACAATATATAAATCAGGTTACTGATTGGAATTTTGGATATTATATTGGCGCTATTACTAATGGTGCTCACCAACGTATATTTAATGCGGCTAATACAGGTGTTGTTGATTGGGTTGATGGTATTATAAATTTGACCTTTGCCAACACTTATCAATCTAATACAACGGAATACATATACATATATACAAAAATTGGGGGAACAACGCGTTATTTGATTTATAATCAAGAGCTACTCCCATACGAAACATTTACACCCTTTAGTTTTAATAACCCTTTATGGATTGGTGGTAATAATACGTCAAATGAACTCTGGGCCTATACTACTAGTGGTTATGTACCATATTATACCAGTTACATTTTTATAGAATAATGGAAATACAATGGCTTTAACTTGGAAACCAATTACAAAATATGGTAAAATAACTGCTCAGGGGTTTGCCCAAGGCCGCAGCTATGTGAACTTGATAACCACGGATGGTACTGCATCAAATCCTTTTTATTTTGTAACACATTTCGCTATTGGCACAAATGAACTTAATACGAGCGAAGCACCTGTTACTCTTCACCCAAGAATATTTTTACGCATGGGTCAAGGCTCTAACTATGGTTCAGGTGGAGGTGGATATGATATGATTTTCGATTATGGAAATGATCAAACGTATAACTCTCAGGTCTCTGCACTCTATAGTAGAAGTGTACATACATATCAAGATAACAGTAGTTTAATGAGAACCTTAATATCAAGGGAGAATGCATTTTTTCTTAGTGGACCAAATAATTATATAAAATTTGCAATGCATCATGAAGTTTCTGGTAGAGTTTTTAGTTATGTTTTTTCTTATGTTGAATGTTTAGCTAGCTCTAATATTACTTATAACGGGGATTGGACGTTCTAATGACTTTTTTAACAAGTAGAGGTGGAAAAGTATATCACCCTGGTGTGCAAGGTACAGTTTCAGGTCACGGTCAGGATATACCGGCATATCATGCTGGGGCTGAACATCCAGGAGTATATGACTTTGCCGCGATTTTTAGCCAGGAATCAAATAATAACGAGACTGATGTATTTAGAGGATGGTCAGCTGGTAAAACTGGACTTGGTCCTACTCCGGGATACTATGATGGTATTCTAGGTAGCTCAACTACTAATTCAGGTAACACTACCCCGCAACCAGTTGGTATTTACTATAGAAGATCCCTTTTAGGATATGTTATTCCCGCAGCAACAATTCAAGCTGCGATTGCACAATCTGCTCAAGGATGTACAATTTCAGGTATAGGTTTTTATCAAAGTAGAGGTGTTAGTGCTTCCTATAGTCCCCTACCCAACTACGCTGTGGCAATGGCCCATTTGCCAAACGGTGGACACACATCAAGTGCGTTTGATACAAACCGTACAGATTTTACAACGGTAAAAGCACAACATAGTTTAGCTATAACAGCAACTGGTCAAAAAAGAATTGCATTAGATACAAACTTTAATTATAATGGGAACGACGCTCTTTGTATAATTTTTGCATGGGGTCAATGCCCTACCAACTGGACTAGCAATGGTCCTCTTGTGTATACAGCAACCACCGCGGGTACTCTTTATTATTCGTGGACTGATGGTTCTGGTACTTATTTGGTTACTAATACGGGGTCATCCCAAAACACCACCCGGCCATATTTTGAAATTCTAGTTGCATAGGTAAAAAAATGAAAATTGCAAGAAATCATAATTTAAATGCATTTTTAAGTGTTCAGGGCGTAACACAAGGTGGCGTCAATTCAATCTATTATGATGAGGCCGTTTACTTTCGCAGAAGTGCTGTAGGATCAATAAACTCAACCGTTGATCAAGAAGAGTGGATGCAGGGTGATATTTCAGCTTCTTATTCAAATTCTCTTGGCGGTCAGCAGAATTTTACAACACCAGGTACTACTTCATGGTCTATTCCCGGTGCAGTAAATGTATCGTATATGTGTTTTCTTTTAGTGGGGGCTGGTGGATCTGGTATGGGAACATCTTCTTATGCCCCTGGAGCAGGTGGTGGATCTTTGGTTTGGGTAAATAATGTTCCTATGACGGATGATGGCACCCTTGAAATAACAGTTGCGTCAGAGGCTCCGAAAACTTCTGGTATACCCACACCATATGGTGGATATCAAGTAAATCATTTTTCACGAATTACCGGTACATGGGGAGGTCAAAGTGTATTTTGGCAAGCTGGAGGAGCACCTAATCCAAGACGAACAAACAGTGCTAATGATACCTATGCACAAGGAGGTAATGCAAGTTTACCAAGCATTGGGTCGAATGCCACTTTAAACACTGCTGGTGTTACACAAGCGGGCTATTCTGGGGGCCGAGGTGGATATGGTTATGCTTATGCTGGTGGTGGTGGTGGCGCCGCTGGTTACTCAGGTGCTGGTGGCCGTGGTGGTGGACAGACACAAAATCAGTATTATGGCGCTGGATTGTCTGGATCTGGTGGTGGCGGAGGAGGTGGCGGTGCATGTGGATCTTTTGATGCTGGTGGAAATGGTGGTGGTGTAGGAATTTTTGGTGAAGGATCTAGTGGCAGTGGTGGCGCAGGTGGTAGCGGTAATGCCGCCAATGGATATGGAGGCTCTGGAGGTGAAGATGGAGGTCGTGGCGGTGGACTATATCAAGGGTCGTCGACTTATATAAATAAAGGTGGTGATTATGGTGGTGGTGGTGCAAGTGCAGACAATACTTATGGAGAGCACGGATCTGGCGCACAGGGTGTTGTAAGGATCATCTGGGGTGCGGGTCGGGGGTACCCAGCCACTTTGACTGGAGATATATAATATAAATTTATTATAGGTATATTATGATAAAAATAGCGATAATAGACTTACTAGGTCTAACATATGATGGTGATACATTAAACAGTAGAGGTTTGGGTGGATCTGAATCTGCTGTTATTCTTATGTCAAAAGAATTGGCTAAGATTGGATTTAATGTAACCGTATTTAATAATTGCCTTGACAGTCAAGCTACTCCTGGTATATACGATAATGTAAAATTTATTGACCATACACAAGCGGATACTAATGAAGTATTTGATATTGTAATATCTTCAAGATCTGTTTATCCTTTCTTTGCAAATAATCAATACGGTACAATGTGTGCAAATGCAACACATAAAGTTGTATGGATGCATGATACTTTTTGTGAAGGTGATCAACATATTGAGGATATGATTAATCAAGGTATTATTGATGAATTGTTTACTCTATCTGATTTTCATTCTACATATGTACTTAATTGTGATCATGGAAGCAAGAGAAATTTTGAAGTATTAAAACATAAAATATTTCAGACACGTAATGGAGCCGTAAAGTATATTGATGAAATTAATCTTTCTAAAAAAGACAAAAATCATTTTGTATACAATGCGTCAGTTACAAAAGGTCTTAAACCACTTCTCAATGATATTTGGCCAAAGGTAAAAGAACAAATACCGAATGCTCATTTAACTGTTATTGGTGGATACTATAGATTTAGAGAAGGAGCCGAACCAGACGCCCAAGAAAAAGACTTACACGCCTTTGAAGAATCAATATCAGAAGATCTTAATGTAACATTTACTAACGTAATACCTCAAAACCAAATAGCCGATATATTAGCAAATGCTACTTATATGATATATCCAACAGACTTTCCCGAGACGTTCGGTATATCCTCATTAGAATCTCTTTTATATAAAACACCTATCATTACATCTAGGTTTGGTGCTCTTGAAGAAACAGCAATTGACTTGGCGTGTTATAAAACTAATTATGCTTCTGTGCCTAATAGTTTATTTCCTCATATAGATGCCCAAGCTCAATCTGATATTTTTGTTTCGAAGGTGTTAGAAGCATATGGTGATGATTATCTTCTACAACAAAAACAAAACTATTGTGATGTAATTAATGATATCTATGGATGGGATACAGTAGCACTACAGTGGAAGCAGCAGTTTTATTTTAAATTAGAAAAGTATCTACCGGTAGATGACTATCGTAAGGTACAACAAATTAATGATAAAGTCAAGAGGGTTTACGGCAGAAGATTTGATAATGAAGTTGAAAGGCAAGTCTATAAAAGTTATGGTGATCAAAAAAGAATTGTAATTATATCACCGTTTTGGAACGCTAGTGATTATTTACTTGCACATTGTGAATCTATTGATCAACAAGATTACGATAATTATCTACATATATTGATAGACGATGCGTCTGATGATGTAATACCTGAATTACCCGAAAATAAAAAAAGAATATTTGTTCAAAATCCCCAAAGGCTAGGCTGTATTAGAAATCAAATGAATGCTTTTCATCGATGGGTTGAGGAGGATGACATTGTAATACTTCTTGACGGTGATGATTTTTTAGTAAGTAATAATACTATATTCCATTACTATAATCAATTATATAATGATGGAATAGAATTTACTTATGGCTCCTGTTGGAGTATGGCGGATGGCATTCCTCTTATTGCACAAGATTATCCTACAGATGTTAAACTTAATAAAACATATAGAGAGCATTTATTTAATTGGAAAATACCATACACTCATTTAAGAACCTTTAAAGGTATTCACTGTAAGGATCTTAACTATAGTAATTATAAAAAAGATGGAAAGTGGTTAATGAGTGGCATGGACAATCCTTTATTTTATGAACTTATAGAAAAAGTAGATTCAGATAAAATAAAAGCTGTTAAAGAAATAACATGTTTTTATAACGACATTAACCCACTAAATGATTATAAGGTAAACCCAATGGAACAAAATCAAAACGCTGATACATCTTATGAAACATCTGAAGAAAAACATGCTCCTCATTTACTTTATAAAAAAATTGAAGAGTTGCCTGAGATTAATATTCTTATAGCGGTGCCAACAAATAAGTATATTTCTCCAGAAACATTTAAATCAATTTATGATGTAAAGAAACCTCAAAATGTTAAATTACATTTTGAATACTTTTTTGGCTATATGGTTGATCAGGTTAGAAACCTTGCCGTTGAGTGGGGTAAGAATTATGATTATTTGTGGTTTATAGATAGCGATATTTCTTTTGATGAGGGTGCTTTGATCAGACTTTTAAGTCATGATAAAGACATTGTTTCAGGAGTATATGTTCAGAGAAAAGAACCACATAATATTACTGAATTGTATCATGATACTGGTAAGGGTCAGGAGAATATTATTTGGACAGAAGAATTAAAAAACAAGGTTTTTAGGGTTTCTGCATGTGGAATGGGTTGTGTTTTAATAAAAAGACATGTATTAAAAACCATTGAGTATCCTCATTTTTATTATCAATCGGCAATTAATCATATGAATACAATTTCTGAGGATGTGTACTTCTGTAATAAAGCTAAAAAACTCAATTGGCAAATCTGGGCGGATGGTGGAGTAATATGTCATCATCATGGTGAATCAGTGTTTATTCCAACAGATGAAGAAAAAAAATAGTATAAATACATACATTATCTATTACGAGGAAGACATATGTCTGTAGCATCCAAAGATCAATTAATTGAATGGTGTAAAAGAAAACTAGGCGATCCTGTGATTGAAATAAATGTGGATGATGATCAGGTTTCTGATAGAGTTGACGAGGCGGTTGAATACTGGAGAGAATATCATTCAGATGCTACATATAGAGGTTATGTTTCACACGAGGTTACTTCTACTGACGTAGATAATGGTTATATACCAGTTGGTTCAAATGTAATCCATGTTACAAAACTTTTTAAAACAAATGAAAATCTAATTACCAGAAATATGTTTGACATCAAATATCAAATGATGTTAAATGATATTACTGACATGTATACATTTATTGGTGACCTTGCATATTACGAACAAATTCAACAATACCTGTCTTTATTAGATATGAAATTGGCTGGTACTCCACAGGTTGATTTTATAAGACGCATGGGCAGACTTTATATTCATGGCGACTTTGTTGATGGTGATATTAAAGAGGGTGACTATCTAGTATATGAAGCCTACACATATATTGATGAAACTGCACATACATCACTGTGGGATGATTTGTGGCTAAAAGAATATGCAACCGCTTTAATTAAACAACAATGGGGTGCAAACCTTTCTAAATTTGAAGGTATGCAATTACCTGGTGGTGTAATGTTAAATGGTGCCAGAATTTTTGAAGAGGCCACTAATGAAATTAATGTGTTAAGAGAAAGAATCAGAACTGATTTCGAATTACCACCAGACTTTTATGTAGGTTAATATGGCAACCAATTATTACTTTAGTCAAAAAGTTCAATCTGAACAATTATTATATGAAGATATAGTAATTGAATCCCTGCAAATGTATGGTCAAGATGTTTACTATTTACCAAGAGAAATAGTAAATGAAGATCGTGTGTTCGGTGATGATGTGCCATCAAGATTTGGATCTGCATATAAACTAGAAATGTATATTGAAAACATAGAAGGTTTTGATGGTGAGGGGGATCTTTTTACTAAGTTTGGTGTGCAGATAAGAGATCAGGCCAGTTTTGTGGTTGCAAGAAAAAGATGGACACAAACTGTAAAAAGATATGACAATGATATTACACAACCAAGACCAAGAGAAGGTGATTTAATATATCTACCATTGTCAAATTCTTTATTTGAAATTATGCACGTTGAACACGAACAACCATTTTATCAATTGTCAAATCTTCCAACATTTAAATTACGCTGTGAGCTGTTTGAATATAATGATGAGGATATGGATACCGGTGTCACTAACATTGATGATTTAGAAAAAGAATATGCATATACATATTCATTATATTTAGATTCAGCAGGTACAGGAGCAAACTTCTTTACAGTGGGTGAAAATATATCTATGACACTTGACGATGGCGTTATTATATCTGGTGAGGTAAGTGAATGGTTAGATCTTACCAAAACACTTAATGTAACACATGTAGGAGCTAATGATGGTAAATTCCACACATTTGTTCCGGGTAAATTGGTTGTAGGATCTAATGGTTCAATAAGATTAAGTACGGTTAGTGAAGTAAATCAAATTGCCGAAAATGAACAGAATTCCGATTTCGAAAGTATTTCAAGTGGTTTCTTAGACTTTAGCGAATCAAACCCATTTGGAGATCCTAATGACTGATTTATTTGATTTTGGTTTTACAGCAGTAGATGAATCTGAACTTGAAGCCGTACAAGCATTAGGTGCTACTGCTAAAGAAGTTGAAGCTGCTGCATCATCTACTCAAGAAAAACTTGATGCATTATATAATGCTATTGTTCCTCTATTAAACAATTTAAAAAAGAATCCCGAAAAAGAATATATTCTTTGGCCCAATAGATTGGAAAAAGTAGAACAATTCGAAACTCATCTGCAGTCAATATATAAAGGTTAATTATGTTTACTTACTTTTATCATCAAAAGTTTAGAAAAGCTGTGGCTGCGTTTGGAACGTTGTTTAACAACATATATGTATTGCGTAAGAACAGCTCTGGTGAGGTTATAAGTCAGGTAAAGGTTCCTTTGTCATATGCCCCTAAGAAAGCATTCTTAGATAGAATTAGAGAAAATCCCGATTTAGTAAACAATACTAAAATTGCAGTAAAATTACCTCGCATGTCTTTTGAAATTATTTCAATAGCATATGACCAGGGTAGACAGTTACAAAAAACAAATACTTTTACTCAAACCGGTTCAGCCGCAGATTTAAGAAATAAATTCTATAGTTTTGTACCATATAATCTTACTTTTCAGTTAAGTGTATATGCCAAGAACCAAGATGATGCATTACAAGTAGTGGAACAAATATTACCATACTTTAATCCCCAATATAATTTGACTATGAAACCCTTTGCTGATTTTCCAAATGTAAAAGAAGATATTCCAATTGCTCTTAACAGTGTTGACTTTACGGACGACTATGAAGCACCGTTAGAGCAAAGAAGAACCATCATATATACTTTAACATTTGATATGAGAGTAAACTTTTATGGTCCAATTAATGAGACTGGTGTTATTAAAACATCTCTGTCTAATCTTTATGAAATCCAAACCGGAGATGATTCTGATCGCCAAATTGGTAAAATAAGGGTAAGACCTAATCCGTTTGATGTAAGTGCTGATTCTGATTTTGGATTTACCGATTCATCGGATTATAGCTATATTTTTGATTTTGATAGTACATAGGAGCTATTATGGAAAACAGAATTTGTAGAAGTTGTGGTCATTCTTGTCATTGCCCAGAAAATACTGTCGGCAGTAAGTTTGAATCAAGTCGAGAGGCGTCAGAAGTTGATGTCATAAAATGCCTGGATCATGATACCATTGATGGTAATGAGTGTACATGTACCGAATGTGATTGTAGTGATGAATGATAAAGCAGATAATGATTTTGAATATTCCAGGAGAATATATCATGACCTCTTAGCAAAAGGATCTGAGGCTTTAGATGATATGATGGATGTTGCAAGAGCCACAGAACATCCAAGAGCATTTGAAGTATTATCTAATATGATGAAGAACATGGGTGATATAAATGGCTCTCTTTTAGATCTACATAAAAAACATAAAGATTATCATAAAGAAGATAAACCGGCGGAACTAGCCAATCAAACTACTAATAATGTGTTTATAGGTTCTACTAGTGATTTACAGCGTATGCTTTTAGATAATGATGAGGATAAGGTAGTTGACATTAGCGATTACAAGAAAGATGAATGACACTTACCTTGGTAATGCAAATATTAAAAGAGATGGTGTTCTACATAATTTTACAGCCCATGAGGTAAGTGAATATAGAAAGTGTTTAAAAGACCCATCATACTTTGCTTCTACGTATTGTAAGATTATTCACGTTGATAAGGGCTTAGTAAATTTTCAACTGTATCCATATCAGGAGGATATGTTTGATCACTTCACCAACAATAGATTTAGCATTGTACTCGCTTGTCGCCAGTCTGGTAAGTCTATTAGTTCTGTTGCCTATCTACTTTGGTATGCGATATTTCATCCAGAAAAAGTCATTGCGATCTTGGCTAACAAAGGAGCTACAGCACAGGAGATGCTCGGACGAGTAACTCTAATGTTAGAGAATCTTCCATTCTTTTTACAACCAGGATGTAAGGCCCTCAATAAAAGATCAATTGAATTTTCAAATAATAGTAGAATTGTATCAGCAGCCACTAGTGGTTCATCTATTCGTGGTATGTCTGTTAATCTTCTATATCTTGACGAGTTTGCATTTGTTGAAAATGCAGCTGAGTTCTATACATCAACCTATCCAGTTATTTCATCTGGTACAGAAACTAAAGTAATAATTACGAGTACAGCTAATGGGATCGGTAATCAATTTCATAAAATCTGGGAAGGTGCAGTCCAAGAAGTCAACGAGTTCAAGTCCTTTAGAGTTGACTGGTGGGACGTCCCTGGTCGTGATGATAAATGGAAACAACAAACTATATCTAACACGAGTCAATTGCAATTCGACCAAGAGTTTGGTAATACATTCTTTGGGACGGGAGATACGCTTATAAATGCTGAGACTCTAATGAGTTTCAGAGCTATGCCCCATAAAAAACTTTTAGAAGGAAATAGTGTCTGGATTTATAGTGACCCAGAACCCGGCCATCAATATGTAATGGCAGTAGATGTTTCGAAAGGAAGAGGACAGGACTATTCTACTTTTAATGTAATCGATATTAGCACTAGACCCTTTAAACAGGTTGCTGTATATCGCAATAACCTTATCTCTCCATTACTCTTCCCTAATCTTATATATAAGTATGCAAAATTCTACAATGATGCTTGGGTAGTAGTAGAATCAAATGATCAAGGGACAATTGTTTGTAATGGTCTTTATTATGATTTAGAATATGAGAACCTACATGTTGAGTCAACAGTTAAGGCCAATAGACTTGGTATTGAAATGAATCGTAAGGTAAAACGTATTGGATGTTCTGCAATTAAAGACTTACTTGAATCTAAAAAATTAGAATTAGTAGATCAACATACTATATTAGAAGTATCAACGTTTGTATCTAAGGGTACATCATATGAAGCATCAGAAGGCAACCATGATGATCTAATGATGAATTTAGTAATGTTTGCTTACTTTGCAATTGGTGATTATTTTTTACAATTAACAGATGTAAACATTAAAGATATGATGTTTAAGAACCAAATGAAGGCAATTGAAGATGATGTCTTACCATTTGGATTTGTTGATGACGGTATTGAAAATGCAGAAATGGAAGATGCAAGAGATGTCTGGGCTACACAACAATTTGTGACAGACTGGGAAGATATTCACTAAATATATAAAACTATAAATATACGTAATTGAATTCCGTATTATGTAAAACTTATAATTCGATTACTGGAAAAGGAAGAAACATATGGCAATATTCGCTCCATCCGAATCACCTGCTGTAATCGTCAAGGAAGTAGATCTAACTGGTGGCGTTCCAAACGTCCAATCTACTACTGGCGCATTCATGGGTGAGTTTCGCTGGGGACCGGTAGAAAAAGCGACCCTAGTAAGCAATGAGGCGGGTCTTGCTTCTACCTTTGCAGCCCCAGGCGCGACGACAAATGTTGATTTCCTATCTGCCGCTAATTTTTTAAGATATGCTAATTCACTACAGGTTACACGAGTTGTTGACGCAACAGCTGCGAACTCAGTTAACTCAGGTGGTACAGCAACTCTAATTAAGAATAACGAGCATTGGGAAAACAACTCAAGTTACACAATGGATTCTGATAACAGAATCTTTGCAAAATATCCAGGAGCCGTAGGCAACTCACTAAGAGTTGTGGCTACAGGTTCAACTGGTTGGGCCAACTGGCCCTATAAGGCTAATTTTGATGGTGCACCTACAGGCACAGAACGTCATGTTCTTGTGCTTGATGAAGATGGTGTAATCACAGGTACCGCAGGTACTGTACTAGAAAGATTTGCATTTGTAGAAGATGATTCTGCAGCAACAAATACAGATGGCTCATCAAACTATGTTAAGGACGTTGTCAACAGAGGATCCAATTGGGTTCGTGTTGCGGGTGGCCTTGATTCAGGGGATTGGTCATTGGCATCAGGAGCAGATGGATCACCTGCAGGTGCTTCTGATTTCGTATCAGCAGCTTCTGTATTTGAAGACAAGGACACAATCACAGTTGATTTCTTAATCGCACCAGGTTCAGGTACTACAGCAACAAATGCTACTATTACTGATGAACTAGTTCGTATTGCAGAAACACGCAAGGATTGTGTAGTTGTGGCATCACCAGCATCTGAAAACGTTATTAATAACGCAGATCCCGTAACTGCAACAACAGCAGAAACAAATGCAATGGATTGGTCAAGCTACCTAATCGTTGATAACAACTGGTTAAAAGTATATGATAAGTATAACGATACTTATGTCTACATTCCAGCTGCATCATCTACTGCAGGTATTATGGCAGCATCTGACAATGACAATGCTCCATGGTACTCACCAGCAGGTGTTCGCAGAGGTCAATACTTTGGTGTGACTAACCTAGCATATACCCCAACTAAAGCACAAAGAGATACTTTGTATAAAGCTGGAGTAAACCCAATTGCTAATCTACCTGGTCAAGGTATTTTACTATATGGTGATAAAACACACCTAAATAGACCTTCAGCGTTTGATAGAATCAATGTGCGTAGACTATTTGTGGTAATTGAAAGAGCGATCGGTTTGGCTGCTCGTAATACACTCTTCGAACTTAACGATGAGTTTACAAGAGCCGAATTTGTTAACATCGTAGAACCATTCCTAAGAGAGATCAAGGGGCGTAGAGGTATAACAGACTTTAGAGTCGTGTGCGATGAAACAAATAATACACCCGATATTATCGACAGAAATGAATTTATTGCAAATATCTTCATTAAACCTGCTCGTTCTATCAACTACATCACCCTTAATTTTGTTGCAGTAAGAACCGGCGTTGACTTCGAAGAAGTCGCTGGTCTTTCGGTATAAGGAGGGTATAACAGATGGCAGTTTTAGGCGTAGATGATTTTAAAGCCAAAATGCGTGGTGGTGGCGCTAGACCAAATCTATTTAAAGCCACTATTAATTTTCCTGGCTATGCAGGTGGAGATGTTGAATTAACATCATTCCTATGTGAAGCAGCAGCATTGCCTGCTTCTACAACAGGTACAATTATTGTTCCTTTCCGTGGTCGTCAAGTAAAGTTCAATGGTGATCGTGTGTTCGATGTATGGACACCTACTATCATTAACGATACAGACTTTAATGTTCGTAACGCAATGGAGCGTTGGATGAATGGTATGAATGCTCACTCAGCAAATACTGGTCTAACAAATCCTGTTGATTACGAAGCGGATCTTGTAGTTGAACAACTTGGCAAAGATGGTAACACACTAAAGACATATAACTTTAGAGGTTGTTTTCCAACAGCGATTTCTCAAATTGATCTAGCGTATGGTCTAGAGAATGACATTGAGAGATTCCAGGTTGAGTTCCAAGTACAATACTGGGAATCAGGTACAACTACCTAAATAAATATAATTGGAGAGCCTACGGGCTCTCCTTAACTTAATTACGAGAACTAGTATGGCTGAGACTGAAGGACTTAAATTATTTGGATTTGAAATAAAACGTGCTCGCAATAAGCAAGCGGAGAAAATGCAATCCGTTGTACCACCTGTTGATCAGGATGGAGCAGGCTATGTTACGGCTGCTGGAACTCATTACGGCACTTATGTTAATCTTGGCGAGGGTGATCATGCCAAGGATAACCATCAAAATATTAGACAATATAGAGCTACATCAATACACCCCGAAGTAGATGCAGCTATTGAGGATATTGTAAATGAATCAATTACCTCTCAAGCAGGAGAATCTCCTGTTTCACTTACATTAGATCATGTTGATGACATTAGTGATTCAGTAAAAAAACAAATTAATGATGAATTTGAAAATGTAGTATCAATGTTAAACTTTAAAGATCTTGGACATGATATCTTTAGACGCTGGTATATTGACGGTAGAATATATCATCATCTTGTAGTTGATGAAAATAATCTCAAGGCGGGTATTCAAGAGATTCGTCCTATTGATGCTTCCAAGATTCGTAAAGTAAAAGAGATAAAGAAAAAGAAAGATCCGGTTACCGGTGCAAACCTTGTTGAGAATGTAAATGAATTTTACATCTATCAAGAGAAGCCAGGTGGTATGTCGGGCGGTATAAAATTATCAAATGACTCGGTATCATATGTAACATCGGGCCTATTAGATGTTGATAGAAAGAAAGTAATTTCATTTCTACATAAAGCATTAAAACCAGTAAACCAATTACGTATGATGGAAGACTCGTTAGTCATTTATAGACTAGCTCGAGCACCTGAAAGACGTATCTTCTATATTGATGTTGGTAACCTTCCCCGTGGTAAAGCAGAAACATATATGAAAGATATTATGGCTCGTTACCGTAATAAACTAGTATATGATGCTGACACCGGTAAGGTAAGAGACGATCGTAAACATATGTCTATGCTGGAAGACTTTTGGCTTCCTCGTAGAGAGGGTGGAAGAGGCACAGAGATCTCCACCTTACCTGGAGGTGAAAACCTTGGCCAAATTGATGATATCCTATATTTTCAAAAGAAGCTATATAAAAGTCTTAATGTGCCTATTAATAGATTGGAACAGGAAGCTCAGTTTAGTTTAGGTAGATCTACAGAGATTACTAGAGATGAAGTAAAGTTTCAGAAGTTTATTGATAGATTAAGAAATCGTTTCTCAATGTTATTTACTGAAATTCTCAAAAAACAATTGCTTATGAAAGGCATCATTGTAGAAGAGGATTGGGAAAAGTGGAAAAATGATATTGTAGTTGATTATGTAAGAGATAATCACTTTACTGAATTAAAAGATGCAGAGATATTACAAAATAGATTACAAACTCTTGATAATGTACAACAGTATGTTGGAGAGTTCTTCTCTAAAGAATGGGTAATGAAAAATATCTTGCAGCTAGATGATGATGATTTAAAACAAATGAAAGATCAGATGGCTCAAGAACAACAATCAGGTGATATTCCAACAGATGAAGAACCTGAACAGGATCAGGAATCAGATACGATTCCAGATGAACAACCACAGCAAGATGGAGCTTTAGCAGATTATGAGCGCAATAGAAGACCTAATTAATAATGTAGTTGACCAAGACTTCAGCAAAGCTGGGCCTATGTTTACTGATATTATTCAAAGCAAAATGAATGATGCTTTGGAACAAGAAAAAATTAATGTAGCGGCAGAAATTTATAATGACGGAAATGCAGTAGAAATTGAAGAACCAGCTACAGACGATACAGAAGCAGAACAAGATCTTGAAATGAGTGATGATGAAGTTGATGACGTTACTGACGAAGAGATCGAAGCTGCTATTGATGAATTAGATGATGAGTATACTGAGTACGAATTTGATAATAAAGAATCATAATATTACCCAAAATATTTAAATGTATAAATAAAGAAAAGTGTTAATATGAATTTAAGTTTTAAATCCATTAGAGAACGTGTTAAGAAAATGCCACCTGGTGAACATGTTTTTGATAAAAAGGTTGGCAAATATAAAATGATGATTCACAAGCATCAAGGGAAATTTGATGTTTATATTGATGGTGACAAACTTGAAACTTATCGTTCTCAGCGAGAAGCAGAGAAAATGGGTAATGAATTTATAAAACAGTTAGGAAGATAGATGAAGCTAATTACCGAATATACTGAAACTGATGTTCAGTGCATCGTCGAAAAGAAAGAGGACGGATCTAAGAATCACGTCATCGAAGGTGTATTTGCAATGGCCGAATCTAAGAACCGAAATGGACGTATCTATCCTAAAAGTATCTTAGAAGGTGCTGTAAGTAAATACGTCAATGAACAGGTTTCTAAGGACAGAGCGGTAGGGGAATTAAACCACCCCGATGGACCAACTGTTAACTTAGATAAAGTTTCTCATAAGATTACCGATCTAAAAATGGAAGGTAATAATGTTATGGGAAAGGCACGAATTTTGGATACTCCAATGGGCAACATTGTAAAAGGTTTGCTTGAGGGTGGTGTTCAATTAGGTGTCTCAACTCGTGGTATGGGTAGCCTTGAGCGTCGTGGTGGAACCATGTATGTAAAGGATGACTTTGTTCTTAATACGGTTGATATCGTACAAGACCCATCTGCACCGGAAGCTTTTGTAAATGGTGTTATGGAAGGTGTAGAATGGATCTGGAACAATGGCGTTATTACTGCTCAAGAAATTGAAAAAATAGAGACTGAAATTAAACGTGCTCCACGTGCGGATCTTTATGAAACGCAAGTTCGTGAGTATAAGAATTTCCTCTCAAAATTGAAATCCAACTAAAGATGGGAGTCAAACATGACTGATCAAATCCAAGAACAGGATGTTGAGCTCGAAGAGGAAATCGAAGAGGCTCATGATCCTAAAAATGCAGAAGCGCAATCTATTGCCTCTGTGGATTCAGCAGAAGACAAAGGCCCTCGTGCAAAGGCACGTAAGGGAGATAAGAAAAACTCTGAACCTATGCAAAAGATCAAAACTAAAGCTGGAATGATCAACGCTGCATATGAACAAATGTCACGCATGAAGAAAGAAGATCTTCGTGTTGCATTGTCTAAATTAATGGGAGAAGACGTCGATCTATCTGATCTTGACGACGAAGTGATTGCAGAGTCACCTGAAGTATCATATGACTACAATGGTGAACTAGACGCGTTGGTTGAATCTGAAGCAACATTGTCAGAAGACTTTAAAGCTAAAACAGCTGTTATTTTTGAAGCGGCTCTGAAATCAAAACTTTCTGAAGAAATCGATCGTTTGGAAGAAGCTTATAAAGAAGAACTAGATTCTGAAATTAAAGCAACTAAAGAAGATCTTGTTGAGAAAGTTGACAGCTACCTCAACTATGTGGTTGAGCAATGGATGGAAGACAACAAAGTAGCAATTCAAACTGGTCTACGTACCGAGATTGCAGAAGGCTTTATGAATAAGATGAAAGATCTATTCACTGAGTCCTACATTGAAGTCCCAGAATCCAAAGTTGACCTAGTTGACGAACTAGCAACAGCCAATGAAGAACTAGAAGAGCAGTTCAACACAGCAATGAAAAAATCTCTAGATCTTGCGGAAGAGCTTGAAACTCTAAAGCGTGCAGCTATCATTCGTGAAGCTTCAAAAGACCTAGCAGAAACTCAAGTTGAAAAGCTTGCTGATTTGGTTGAAAAGGTAGATTTCGAAGATGAAGAAACTTTCGCAAAGAAAGTAGCTACAATCAAAGAATCATACTTTGCTAAGAAAACAACTGCTGCTATCGACCTTGGGGATCCCGAGGAAGAAGATGAAGGTGATACAACAGAAGTATCAGATTCAATGGCGGCTTACGTAAACGCCCTAAGAAAAACAAACAAGTAAGTAGGAGATCCTATAATGGAAACTTATGATCGTCTCGTAGAGAAATGGTCTCCGGTATTGAACGAAGAAACTGCAGGTTTGGTTAAGGACGCACACAAGCGTGCCGTAACTGCAGTCGTTCTGGAGAACACAGAAAAAGCATTGCAAGAGCAAGGCTTGCTAGAAACAGCAGCTAACTCTAATGCTGGAGTAACAGGTGCATCACAAGGTGTAACTGGTGCTAACTGGAACCCAATCCTTATCTCATTGGTTCGCCGCGCAATGCCAAACATGATGGCATATGACGTATGTGGTGTTCAGCCAATGACAGGTCCAACAGGCTTGATCTTCGCAATGAAGTCACGCTACAAAACATCTAAAGCTGGTGTTGCGAATGGTGATGAAGCACTATTCAACGAAGCAGCAGTTGGCTATTCAGGTGACTCAGCAACAACTGGTAACGGTGCAAATGGCCCATCAGGTCTATCCGGTCTAGCAAATGCTAATGATCCAAACACAATTGACTCTGATCGTTCAGCACCTTATGCAGGTGACGCATACGAAACAGCTGAAGCTGAAGCACTTGGTAACACAGGTGAAGCATTTGCAGAAATGGGTTTCACCATTGAAAAAGCAACTGTTACAGCGAAGTCACGTGCGTTGAAAGCAGAGTACACACTAGAACTAGCACAAGACTTGAAAGCAATTCATGGTCTTGATGCAGAGACAGAGTTGGCAAACATCTTGTCAACAGAAATCTTGGCAGAGATCAACCGCGAAGTAATTCGTACAATCAACGGTCAAGCAAAAACTGGTGCTCAGCAAGCTAACGTAACAGTCAAAGGTATCTTTGACCTATCATCAGACGCAGATGGTCGTTGGTCAGCTGAGAAGTTCAAAGGTCTAGGTGTACAACTTGATCGCGAAGCAAACGTAATCGCAAAAGAAACACGCCGTGGTAAAGGTAACTTCATCATCTGTTCATCAGATGTTGCAAGTGCTCTAGCCGCTTCTGGCATGTTGGACTATAGCCCAGCATTGAATACAAACCTAAACGTTGACGACACAGGCAACACATTTGCTGGTGTTCTTAACGGTCGTATTCGTGTATACATCGATCCATATGCAACTGGTGATTACATCAACGTTGGTTATAAGGGTACTAACCCATATGACGCCGGTGTATTCTACTGCCCATACGTACCACTAACAATGGTCCGTGCAGTTGGTGAGAATGACTTCCAGCCACGTATCGGGTTCAAAACTCGTTATGGCATGGCGTCAAACCCATTCGTAGGTTCAGCACCTGCAGATGGTCTTGCAACAGCAAAAACCAACCAGTACTACAGAATCTTCCGTGTTGACAACATCTTGACATAAGAATCAAGAGTTTTCGGAAAAACTTTAGGGCGCTTCGGCGCCCTTTTTTTATAACCTATTGATTTCTAACAAAACAAAAATGCATTTAAAATGAAAATAACCGTTGACATTTGATTCATTATGCCCTATATTATTAATATAAGATGAAAGGAAACAAAATGTCAAGAATCGTACACTTAGAAAATGGATCAGCAATCAAAGCAGACGTAATCGAAGCTTTTGATAAAGCAGTTAATAATTCTGAAAATATCAATTCTTCAGGTGGTCTTAATTGGAATTTTGTTGATGCAGATCTTTGTTTAGATCTTGGAGATTTCTATTCAATGGATTATCTCTATGAGTGTTTCGAAGTTCTTGTAGATGAATATTTTTCGTAAGGAGTATATAATGACTAATAAAGTAAAAGATATGATTCAATTGTTAGAAGATAATGGTGTACACCTAGATCTCAATTGGTTGTTCCATGGTTCTACAGAAGAAGCTCAGTTAAGGCTTCTTAATAAAATCTTTCGTGAAAAAGTAGCATAGGAGGTTAAATGAAATTATTTTTGGATATGGATGGAGTCATTGCTGACTTCTTTGGTGGTTTTGAAAAGAAATTTAATGTTAGTCATTGGAAAGATCTTGAGGATCCCCAGTCTAATGTTGAAAGTCTAAAGAATACAAATTGGTTTAATACACTTGAACCATTTGATACTTCAGCTAAGTTAGTAGAGACCTGTCGTAAGATAGCTGGACGAGATTATGGTATCTGCTCTTCTCCTATTTCAGGAGATGATCATAATTCATCTTATTGGAAACGTGTATGGTTAGAACGTCATGGCTTTATGCCAGAGATACCTAATCTTATCTTTACTCGTGATAAGCATAAGTTTGCAAATGAGATGTTCTCTGGAGAACCAAACATCTTGGTAGATGATAAACCCAGCAACATAAAAGAATGGATTGCTGCTGGTGGAATTGGTTTACTATATCAAGCCAATGAATCAGACGTAGATGAATTAATTAAAGATCTACGATTTGCTTTCAGTTAAAAGGATATAAATATAGGTATAATAATTACCGGAAAGTAATATGCCTACATTAAATCCTTCAATATCAGTAGAAATGGATACACAAGGTTCTGGTCTAAGCAACCTCAATCTTTTACAGCCTTCTGCTTTTAAGTTAGTGGTGGATCGCAAGAACTATCCCAACTTAGAATTTTTTGCTCAATCCGTATTGCATCCTAATGTATCAGTTAATCCCGTAGAGGTACCATACAAGAGAGTATCTGGTGTACCTTTCGCTGCAGATAAACTTACATATGGTGAACTTACTACAATGGTAATTGTAGACGAAGATCTTAACTCATATACAGAAATGTATAATTGGGCCAATAGATTAGTAGAAGAGAATGAAATCTCTGCTACAGACAGAAGATCTTCAAAGGTACCTACTTATTGTGATATCACATTATTGATATTAAGTAGCCACAACAACACATCCAGAACAATTAAATATATTGATTGTATTCCAACATCTGTGGGTGACATGGCTTTAGAATCTACTAGTGGAGATGTACAATACATTGTATTTCCCTGTAGCTTTAGATTCTCACATTTTGAACTACGCTAAATAATTTTATATTATGAGGATATATTATGGACTTAAAAACTATTCTTGACGAATGGAAAAAAGATAGTGTTATTGGTTCGGCACTGGACGAAACATCACGAGCCACACCTACCCTACATGCCAAATACCTTCAATGGTTATCAGAAGCCAAGCTGGCCAAGAAAAGAGCTGAGATCCAACAGAAGTTATTACTCAAAGACAAATGGCTTTGGTATAATGGTAAGATGTCAGAAGAGAGAATGAAAGAGCTGGGCTGGGATTTTGATCCACTTGATGGACTCAAAATTATGAAAGGTGAAATGGATTATTACTATGATAGTGATATTGAAATACAACAGTCTGTAGAAAAGATTGAGTATTGGAAAACCATTGTAGAAACATTAACTGAGATAGTCAATAACCTTAATTGGCGACACCAGACTATCAGTAATATAATTAGATGGAAGACATTTGAAGCAGGCGGTTGATTATGTTTAATCATGTAGATCATGGTATTACTCTTCCTAAGATAACAAGGAAGACTACAAAGAAGGGTAGGAAGTATTTCACACCAAGTGGAAAAGCCTATCCATCTATTACAACAGTTTGTAGTATTCTTAGTAAGGATAGTATTATCAAATGGCGTAAAAGAGTAGGTGAAGAAGAAGCCAATAAAATTTCTCTTCAGGCATCTACAAGAGGTACAGCTGTACATAAGCTGGCAGAAGATTATCTCAACAATGAACCTGATTGGGATAAAGATGTTATGCCAAACAATCTTTTTTCTTTTAGTCATCTAAAATCAATTATTGATGAACGTATCAATAATGTATGGTTTCAAGAAGAGTATCTCTATAGTGATAAATTAGAATGTGCAGGGCAAGTGGATTGTATTGCAGAGTTTGATGGTCAATTATCTATTATTGATTTTAAGACATCACGCAAACCAAAGAAAGTAGAATGGATCACAAATTATTTTATTCAGGCTTCATTCTATGCAGCTGCCTTCTATGAGAGAACTGGTATACCCATTAAACAAGGTGTTATACTTATTACGGTTGATCATTCCGAGCCCCAAATATTTAAGGTAAATACTTTTGATTACCTACCACATTTTATTGACGTGAGAAAGAAATATAAGAATTTAAAGAATGCCTGATATTGTTTGTACATTAAAAGATTATAGTATGTTGTTAGTAGATTGTGAAGCCGGACTAGGTGCTGAACTATCCGACTACTTTTCTTTTTATGTACCTGGTTATAAATTTATGCCAGCCTATAAGAACAGAGTATGGGATGGTAAGATACGATTATTCAATCGCATGAATGGAGAGCTCTCTGCTGGGCTATATACGTATTTGTTAAAGTTTGCAGCTGAGCGAGGGTATTCTGTTGACACTGAAGAGTCGGATCAATATGGATTTCCGATTCCTCCTCGAGAGCCTCTTCAATATGTGTCTGATTTACTAGCTGACGCAAAGCTTCCATTTCAGCCTCGAGAATATCAATACGATGCGTTTGAAACAGCCCTAACAAGAAGTCGAGCAATTCTATTATCTCCTACGGGTTCTGGGAAGTCATTTATTATTTATCTCATGATGAAATATTGGCTTCAGCATATTGCAGATGGTCCAAAAGCAAGTAGAGTACTAGTTATTGTACCTACTACCTCATTAGTAGAACAAATGTATCAAGACTTTATTGACTATGGTCAAGACCCAGAAGGTATTCATAGAATATATTCGGGTAAAGATAAAGTAACAAATAAATCTATTATTATTAGTACATGGCAATCTATCTACAAACTTCCAAGAAAATGGTTTGAACAATTTGGTATGATACTTGGGGATGAGTGTCATGGTTTTAAGTCCAAGTCTCTGTCGTCAATTATGAACAAAGCAACCGAGGCTAAATATAGATATGGATTCACAGGTACACTAGATGGTACCCTAACACACAGATTAATGTTAGAAGGTTTATTTGGTCCAGTATATCATGTTACCAAAACAAAAGATCTTCAGGATGATGGAACTCTAGCACCACTAGACATTAATGTTCTTTTATTGAACTACTCAGAACAAACGAGGAAAGATTTTGGAAAGAAGACATACCAGGAAGAGATTGACTTCATTATTGGAAATGATACTCGTAATAGGCTCATTCGCAATCTCGCTTTGGATGCTAAGGGAAATACTCTCGTCTTATTTAATCGTGTGGACGCTCATGGAAAACCTCTCTATGATTTGATAAATAATAAGGTAGAGAAGGATCGAAAGGTATTTTTCGTTAGCGGTGAAGTAGCAACATCTGATAGAGAAGCTATTAGAAGAATCGTGGAGAAACAAAAAAATGCTATTATTGTTGCAAGTCTTGGTACCTTTAGTACTGGTATTAATATTCGGAATCTGCACAATATCATCTTTGCTAGCCCATCAAAGTCTCAAATTAAGGTCCTACAGAGTATCGGAAGAGGGTTACGCCAATCCGATGACGGAAGAATCACAACACTCTACGACCTGACTGATGACCTGCATTGGAAGTCCAGAAAAAATTATACTTTGGTTCATGGTGCTTTAAGGGTTAAGATTTATGAAAAAGAGCAATTCAAATATAAAATTGTTAAGGTAGATATTAATGACTGAACTCACAAACATAAAACAATTTAAATTAAGCAATGGCGAAGAAGTCATTTGTGAGGTAGTTGAATGGTCTGATGAAGAGCACTCTGACCTAGTCATTAGAAGAGCTCTTAAATTAAATGTATATGATGATGATACTAAGGGTGTAAGGTATTATCATTTTAAACCTTGGATGATGATGCAAGAGGGTGATGAAATGTTTATGACCCTTAATATTAATCATATTATATCCGAAGCAAATCCTACGGCTAAAGTAATTGCTAATTATATGGAAGCTGTAAAGAATGCAAACTTAACAGAAGAAGAAATCGCTGCGAAGATAGAAGAGCATATAGCTAAAATGAGAGCTCAGGTAGAAGAAATTTCATATGCGCACGAGGATTCAGATTATGCTAATATCTTGATGTTTCCACGTGGCGACCCCAAGAAATTACACTAGTATATCCCCCCTCCTCAAAACCCTCTATTAATTATAACCCGGTTTGCAGGATCTATCAACCCCCTAAATAAAAATAAATTCGCCGTTGAATTTATATAAAATTTATACTATATTAATAGTAATGTGAAGGATCATATTATGAGTAAAAGAAAAAATATACATTACGTTAACAATAAAGAATTCTCTCAAGCCGTAGTCGACTATTGTGGTGATTTGGCGGAAGCTAAACAAAAAGAAGAACCATTACCAATTGTGCCTGATTATATCGCTTCATGCTTTCTAAAGATCGCGGAAGGTCTATCACACAAATCTAACTTCATTAGATATACATATCGTGAAGAGATGGTAATGGATGCTGTAGAGAATTGTCTCAAAGCTATTGAAAACTATAATGTTGAGGCTGCTACAAGAACTGGTAATCCAAATGCATTTGCATACTTTACACAAATCTCATGGTATGCTTTTCTTCGTCGTATTGCAAAAGAAAAGAAACAACAAGACATTAAATTAAAATATATGACCTCTTCAGGTATTGAGGAGTATATTATTTCTAATGGTGATACACAGTCTAATGCTGTAGTTCAGGCCTTTGTTGATACTTTAAAAGACCGTATTGACAAAGTAAAAGAAAAAGATGATGAGTTCAAAGTATTTGCTGAAAAAGAAAAGCAACAGAAGAAACTTACTAGAACCAAGATCGTTGATTCTGATTTAAGAGACTTTTTATGAAAATATTATTGACAGGATGGGAGGGATGTGTTGGATCATCTCTTTCTCTTTACTTAAGGATGGAAGGCCACGATGTTCAACATTTTCAGGGAGACATTCGTGAATGGGATCGGTGGGCTTTTTATACCGATACATTTTGGGATGCTTTAATTCATCTAGCTGCTATACCAGGAGTTCGTAGATCGTTTGATATTCCAGAAGAATATTATGATCATAATGTAAACGGCACCCGTAATGCTTTAAACTTTGCATCAACTGTTTGTATCAAACATTTATATGCTTCTTCCTCAAATGCTTATGAATGGTATGGTAATCCATATGCAGCTACTAAGAAGATGTGTGAAGTAATGGGTGAAGAACATTATAATGCTAAGGGTATGAGATTCCATACTGTATGGCCTGGACGTGATGATATGCTCTATAAAAAGTTAATGAGAAATGAAGTAGAATATATCAATGCTAATCATTATAGGGATTGGATTCACGTTGATGATCTTTGTAATGCCATCTTGACTATTTTAAATAATTGGGATAAAATAGATAAGAAAGTATTAGATATTGGTACTGGTTCAACCTTTAATGTATTAGAGATGGCCGAAGAAGTATTTGGCTGGAAAGGTGAGATTCGTCATGAAAATCCTATTGGAGAAAGAGTAAAGACACAAGCGGATGTACAATACTTATATGATCTAGGATGGAAACCAGAGAAAGATATATTCAGTGAAAATATTAGTGATGGGGTTACCAGGTAGTGGTAAGTCTAAGATTTCTAGAGAACTATCGGTTGGGTTAAACTGTGCCAGGTTTGACGCTGATGATATTCGTAAAACAACTCAAGACTGGGACTTTTCTGAAGAGGGAAGAATAAGACAGGCTCGTAGAATGGCCAACCTTGCCGACTACGAAAAAGGTTGTGGACGTATTGTAATATGCGATTTTGTTTGTCCTACTGATCTTACTCGTTATATTTTCGATGCTGATTTTACAATATGGATGGATACTATTAAAAAAAGTAAATATGATGATACAAATAAAATATTTGAAAAACCTGAGAGTTATGATGTAAGGATTGATAGATGGATAGATCCAAACCTACTGTACAGTTACTCGGTCGCTGGCAGCCGTGGCATAGAGGTCACACCGAACTTTTTAAAAGAGCTTTTCAAAAAACTGGTCAAGTAATAATTCAGGTTAGGAAAATGCCTAGAGATGATCAAAACCCATTTGATTATCATGATGTAAGACTTTTTATTACAAATGCACTTAAAGCAGAGGGATATGTATATGGAAAGGATTACGAAATAAATGATGTTCCTAACATTATAGATATTGCCTTTGGCAGAAATGTGGGTTATACTATTACAGAACATGATTTAGGTGAAGAGATTCATAAAATCTCAGCGACAAATATTAGAAAGCAATTTAATGAAAGTAGCAATTATCAATGACACTCATTGTGGCATTCGCAATAGCAGCGACATATTTCTCGATAACGCAGAAAAATTTTATTCTGATGTATTTTTTCCTTATCTTTTGGAACATAATATTAGCCATATCATTCACCTTGGTGACTACTATGATAACCGGAAATTTATTAACTTCCGCGCTCTTCACCGTAACCGTAATCATTTCCTTAAACCGCTTAGAGAGTTAGGTATAACCATGGATATCATTTATGGTAACCATGACACATACTATAAGAATACAAATGAACTTAACAGCCTAAAAGAATTACTTGGCCATTATATGAATGAGATTAACATTATTCAATCTCCAACCGTAATGGATTATGATGGTATGCAGATGGCAATGGTTCCATGGATATGCCCAGAGAATGAAAAAGAATCTCTAGACTTTATTAATAATTGTAAAGCTGATTGGGTAGGTGGTCATTTTGAAATCACCGGATATGAAATGTTTGCAGGTCAGCCATCTCCTCATGGATTGGATCGATCTATATTTAAACGATTTGAGAAAGTCATTTCAGGTCATTTTCATCATAAATCATCTCAAGATAATATTGAATATCTTGGATCACAAATGGAGTTCTTTTGGAATGATGCACACGATAATAAATACTTTCACGTCTTGGATACGGATCTACGGGTTCTTACTCCTGTGCGCAACCCTCATACTATCTTCCACCGTATTCGGTATGATGATACTTGTAACGACTATACTAGCTATGATCTAGATCAAGTTGAAAATAAGTTTGTAAAGATTGTTGTAATCAATAAATCAGATACATTTATGTTTGATAGGTTTATAGATCGTATTAATAATAGAAACATCCATGAACTAAAGATTGCAGAAAACTTTAACGAATTTCTTGGAGAAAATGTAGAAGATCAAGAAATATCGGTTGAAGATACCTCTACATTGCTCTATACTTATATAGACGCAGTTGATACAGATCTTGATAAAGATAAGATCAAACATCAAATGTCTGAATTGATGGTAGAAGCCCAAACCCTAGAAGTAGTATGATTATATTTAAAACACTTAGATGGAAGAATTTTCTATCTACAGGTAATAACTTTTCTGAAGTAGACTTTACAAAAGACAAAACAACATTAGTAGTGGGCCAGAATGGTGCTGGTAAGTCTACTATGTTGGACGCCTTGTCCTTTGCTCTATTCGGAAAGGCGCATCGTAATATATCTAAACCACAATTAGTTAATTCTATTAATAATAAAGGTTGTTTAGTAGAGGTTACATTTAATGTATTAGGATCAGACTTTAAGGTCGTCCGAGGCATTAAGCCAAATGTATTTGAGATTTGGAAAGGCGAGACTATGATGAATCAATCTAGTCACGCTAAAGAGTACCAGAAGATCCTCGAGCAGAACATTCTCAAGCTTACACATAAAAGCTTTCATCAGATTGTTGTGTTGGGATCGTCCTCCTTCATTCCTTTCATGCAGCTCTCAGCACAGAATCGCAGAGAAGTCATCGAGGATCTTCTGGACATTAATGTATTTTCTAAAATGAATAGTATTCTAAAAGAAAAGACATCTCTGCTAAAGGATAATATAAAAGATGTATCACACCAGATTGAAGTCAACAAAACCAAGGTCGAGGCCCAAAAGAAATACATACGTGACGTTAAAGCAATTAACAAGGAAGCGAAAGAAGAGAAGCTCAAACTCATTGAGGAGCATCGAAATGAGATCGAGACTCTCAATACAACGAACACAGAGCTATCCTCCAACGTGGAAGATAAACTATCTCCGACAACAGATTCTAAGATCCGGAAGGAAGCTAAAGTTAAAGAGCTCCAGGCCTACGAGACTAAATTTCAAAACGACATCCGAAAGCTCGTCAAAGATGTTAAGTTTTTTGAGTCGAACGATATTTGTCCCAGTTGTTCCCAACCCATCACAGAGGAAACCAAACAAGAGCATATCCTGGAAGGAAAAGAAAAGGCAAAGCAATTACAGGAAGCACTTGAGACAGCTTCAACTTCTATTACCAAGCATGTAGAATGTATTAAGAA